GGATACGAGCAAATATAGGGGTCATATTATAGTAAATAAATTGGATAAAATAAAAAAATAAAAATGGAAGAAATAACTGGTGGTACTCAAAATTATGATGATATTCAATGGAATGAAAAAATGTCATTGAATGCGTTTGATGTGGCTTTTATAAAAAATATGTTCAGTCGCCAAGATAATATAAAAGAAGCATTTATATCGAATTTGTTGAGAGATAATTACAATGTTCTTGTTAATAAAATTATTAATGAATTAAACACTCGTGAAGAACATACTTTTGATGCATTAAAATATCAAGAAACTAAGGTACAAGATGCTTTAAGACTTCAAGAAGGCAAAGTAAGAGATGCTTTAAAAGAACAAGAAGGTAGAATTCTTGCAAGAGTTCATACACAAGAAGATAAAGTTCTTGCGGCATTAGAGGCACAAGAAGATAAAGTTCTTGGTGTTTTGACTGTACAAGAAGGCAAAGTTCTTGGCGCATTGGGAGTACAAGAGGGTAAGGTTCTCGATGCGGTTAGAAATCAAGAAGATAAAGTTCTTCATGCTTTAGGAAAACAAGAAGGTATTGTTTTTGGCGTTTTGGCTGTGCAAGAAGGTAAGGTTCTTGATGCTTTGGAAGTACAAGAAAAAAAGGTTCTTGATGCTTTAGATAAGCAAGAAGGTAAAGTTCTTAATGTTTTAAACGGAAACGGCAAAAAATAAAATGCATGAAAGATTCTGCTAAAATACTTCTATTGGATAACTCTGAAATCCAAGCAGAGTTGATTTCTAATTTATTGAAAAACAACGAATATACCACAGATATATTAATTGCAAGCGATAGAAAATCCTTCATTTCTATATTAGAAAACAATAAGATTGATGTGATGATATGTAGTCATGTTTTACCTGAAGGATTTAATTCTTTGGAAGCATTTAGGCTTGCAAAAAGCACATATCCAGACATTTTGTGTATTCTGCTTTCAGGTACAATTAATGATGAATTTGCTATTGAGATACTTAAAGAAGGATTTGATGATTATGTCAATAATGACCATTTATCTTTTTTACCGTTTTCAATTGAAAATGCGTATTTAAAAAATCTGTATAGGGATGAAGTGGCTAATTTGGAAAATGTGAACAAAGAATTAGAAAGGTCATATAAGATAATTGAAGAAGAAAAGAAGACCATAACCCAAAGCATTATATTTGCGGCAAGAATACAAGCACTAACACTCCCAAAAATTGATTTCTTATTAAAAAATTTTAGTGAAGCATTTGTATTTTATAAACCCAAAGATATTGTTAGTGGTGATTTTTATTGGTTTGCCGAAAAAAATGGCAATATTATTGTTGTTGTTGCTGATTGTACGGGACATGGTGTGTCTGGTGCGCTATTAGCAATGCTTGGCAGTAATTTCTTAAATGAGATTTTGGCAGATGAAACTTGTACCAATAATCCTACAGACATATTAACCAGGCTTGATGCGCATATTTGTAAAGTATTAAATCAGTCATCCGGTGATGGATATCAAGATGGAATTGATTTAGCATTGATATCAATTAATAAAACCGAAAAGAAAATATATTACTGTGGATGCCAGAGGTCATTATTATATTTGATGAAGGGCGAGAAAAAGATTACCACATATAAAGGTAATCCATATTTAGTTGGCGGTGTAGATTATAGAATTGAAAAAATATTCCCTACACAAGAAATTAAATATGAAACTGATGATGTGATTTACATGTATAGTGATGGTTATGTTGACCAATTTGGCGGGAAAGAAAATAAAAAGTTATTAAAAGATAATTTCTTCACGTTATTAAATTCTTTTCAGCATCTTGGATTGGAATATCAGTGTCAATTACTCGAACAAAGATTATTAAGATGGAAAGGCACTAACGACCAAACTGATGACATATTAGTGCTTGGTATTAAACTTTAAATACGCTTATTTGTAGATAAGATAAAAATATCTCCCGATTGGTCTATATTATAAACCTTAAAATAGGTTTCGAATAATGACTTAATGTTCATACTTCCTGCAGGATTCATTGAATGAATCAAAATATCTGCAGGAAGTTTTTTATTGTTGTCAATACAATAGTCAATAAGCCACTTGGCACAATGGTATCCGGTCTTTTCGTCAAACATGTCGTAGATTTGTTCATACGATTCAGTACCAACAATTTTTGGGTCATAATGTTCATCAGCAAGGTCGTGGTCGAAACTAATAATATCCGGAATACCTTTACCTTCAATTATCTGTACAAAGGCATAGTAATTCCTGACGATGGACCAATCGACTGAAATATAAATTGGAAGTTTCATGTAGTCGAAGGTATCCTTCGGCATCCGAACATCGTCTAAGAATAAGTTGTATCCCATAATTATTTAAGTATTTCATTTAAACTATCTCTGAGCATTATTGCCATGCTCTTGGTCATAAGAATCTGATTATCATACCAATCAAAACCCCATGTGAGTTTTATAACTGGTTCGCCCTTTTCTATTTTATCTGTTACTTCGGGATTGACGACCCAATAAATATCGGTCTTCGGGTCAATCTTTATAAATCCGTTTTCATCTGCTTTTTCCATAATTCATGTGATTATACGTAAATAAATACAAAATGTTACAATTAATTGTCTTTTTAAAATTTTAACCGTATTTATTTAAATAATTCACGAAGTTAAAAAAATAAATTATGAAAGCAAAATATTTAAAGGAAAATTTCGAACCCATAGTTAAATGTTCAAAGAATTACACTGAAGTTTTACAAAAAATGGGGTTGGGTATTAAAGGCAATTCAAGACCGATATTAAAAAAATACGTAAAACTATATAACATTAATATTTCTCATTTTGAAACTGATGTGGAAAGATATTCAAGAACAAACAGTAAATTAAATGATTCTCGAAGATTTCTTACAAGTAAAATATTAGTGTCGGGGTCAACATATACAAATGTGGGTAATATTAAAAATCGTTTGTATGAAGAAGGATTAAAAGAACGAATTTGTGAAAAATGTGGACAAGACGAAAATTGGCACGGGGAACACATGAGTCTGATACTTGACCATATAAATGGTCGTAATTCGGACCATCGTTTAGAAAACTTACGAATTTTATGTCCTAACTGTAATTCAACATTACCGACACATTGTCGTTGTCGTAAAAAAGTTGACCTTGTAGGACTCGAACCTACACTCGCCTGAATCAAAATCAGATGTGTTAACCAATTACACCAAAGGTCAATGTTTTGCAAAGATAATAATAAATACGACAATTCAAAGAACATTTAGTAGTCCCTGTAAGATTCGAACTTACAAACCCGTTGGGGTGTCAGCTTCAAAGACTGATGCAATGACCATTCTGCCAAAGGACTATATTGAGTGATGCAGGTGCTCTAACCGTGTGGGTTGATTAGATATCTTTTAAACCCACGGCACTGGATTACCAGGTTTTTTATGTTCATCACTTTTGTTGTCTCAGCAGGAGTCGGACCTGCACTCTTTTGATTCAGAGTCAAACATGTTAACCATTACACCACGAGACAATATATCACTTATATACGTGATAATTTAAAGTCAGACTTTATTTTATCATGTATTTTTAAGTTCTTCCCTAATAACCCTTTTGTCAACAGTTCTGCGTATTTTGGCGGTGAAAGATTTACCCCATTTACGCATGTGTGCTGCCCATTCGCCATTAAGGAAGGCATTTTGTTTGTTACCCTTTTTCATAATATCACATTTTTGGCAATTTTATTAATTTATTGCCGATTTGGGGTGAGCGACAAGATTTGAACTTGCGACTACCAGAACCACAATCTGGTGTTCTACCAACTGAACTACGCTCACCATATGGTCGGGATGGCAAAACTCGAATTTGCGACCTGATGCTCCCAAAGCACCCATTCTAACCAACTGAACTACACCCCGAAAATTATCGTATTTTCAATGCATAAATACTAATTATGCTATCTACACACGATATTTTTAAATTATCGTATTTTTAAACGATATTTTGGTGCTAAATGGGAATCGAACCCACGAAACCCTGATTCACAGTCAGGTGAAGAATGCCAACATCTACACTTAGCACAGTAGAGTAGGTGAGATTCGAACTCACGAGTTCTCCACATCCCAAATGTGGCGGGGTGACCAACTCCCCAACTACTCTGTTTTTATTTTACTATATTGAGCATTATTGAAAAAGTAACTTAATGTAGATTTGCTTGTATTATATTTATCACATAATTGTACATATGTAAATCCATTATTTCTATCATTAATTATTTCTTTTACTGTATTATCGTTAAAACGTCTAACATAGTTAGTAGCATTAACTGCTCTTTTAATTCTTGTTTCTTTTGGAATATCACCCATGTTTTCAATATGTGTTCCAATACCGATGTTAATCCATGAATTATTTAATGAATTATCATCTAAATGTCTTATTTCAATACCTTCTTTAAATATTTCATCACCGAATTTCAAATAACCAATAAATTTGTGTACGGCAATTGTTACTCTTTCACCATAAAATCTAATAGTAAAATTATATCTATTTTGATTTGATTTACGTAATGCAATTTTCTTTTTTGATGAAAATATATTGCCATTCATATCAGAATGGTATCCTTTTCTTTTTGCCTCAAATAAAACATCTTTTATATTTCTCATACATTTATTTTTTGTAAATATATAAAAATTAATCGTATCATGTCAAAGAACTCGTTAAATTTTTAGTCAATCTTTCGATTGTGCAGTAGTTACCACGTGCAGGTAATTTAACTTCAACTACTTCGGGCGGGTGGGGTTCGAACCCACGGACGACACTACCTTTGTGCCGTCACTGGTTTCCAAGACCAGCAGCTTCATCCACTCGCTCACTACCCGATATATCAAAAAACAAAAACCCCATCCTTGCGAATGGGGTTTCATGTCTAACCTTAAAACTTCTTTTTGATAAAAAGATTTAAGCATAGCTTCCCCATTCAGACATCTGTGGATGTTGCTGCGGTTGGGGTTGTATGTTTGTTAATCTTTTCATCTTCTTCAAAACATTTATTAAAACAAAATCCTTGCAAATATATGCATTAAAATTATAAATACAAGCAAATATCAATTTATTTTTAAAATATTTTTATTTTTTTATCTATAGCCAAGTGCTTTTAAGGCGTTTTCGACATCCATTCTTGCTCTTTGAATCGTCATGTTACCTGCTTGTGGTGTATATCCTAAGTATTGAAACCAACCTTTAAATGCTCCTGCAAACTTTTCGGGAGTATTGATTTGCTTTAATGCAGGTGCAATAGTTTTATATGTACTATCGGCATAAGTAACATCTGGTTGCTGACCATATTGTTGTGTTGCAGTGCTTGTAGCTGCAACAGGTTGTAGTTCTTGTAAATTTTGCTCTTCTTGCATTTTAAACTCAGGATTCAGTTTTCCCATGTTTTCAAAAAGCAGTTGTTTAGTATTTTTCTTAGCCATAATTGCCAATTTTATATAAATACTTCTATAATGACGTAAGTTATAATGACATCAAAATTATTGTTTTTTTATTGTTATTTTTTTATTAAAATAATTGTAATTTTGCACGACTTTTTTATGTATTCCTTATATTTATACTAAACAAAAAATAGATGAACGAACAAAATTTACAACCGTCTCAAAATGAATCAGAATGTAGTGATGATTATCCTGCGAAATGCAAGGATAGTAAATCCTTGCTTCAAAAAATTAAATTAAAACTTTTTATTGACGAGAATTTTAAAGGCAGTACCCTTGAAAATTGGAATGATTGGAAATGGCAAATTATAAACAGTATTACCAACACCGAAAAACTTATACAAGTATTGAGTAAGAAAAAGAACGGTACTATTATTGATATGCCAGTAAATCATTTACCATTTAGAATAACACCGTATTTTGTTTATTTATTGGATACACTATCTGCGGACCATCCATTATATAAAACAATTATTCCTACGGTAAGTGAATTAAATCAGATTAAAGGTGAGAAAGAAGACCCTCTCGATGAAGGAAAGTATTCGCCTGTTCCAAATATTGTTCATCGATATCTCGACAGGGCATTATTTTTGATTACGAACTTTTGCAGTACTTATTGTAGGTATTGTACGAGAAGTCATATGGTTTCAAAAGAAAACCATATAACCGCAACAAAATCTCAATGGGAATTGGGTTTTCAATATATTGAAAGTCATTCCGAAATTCGTGATGTAATTGTTTCTGGTGGTGACCCTTTGACTTTACGTGACGACCAAATAGAATACATATTACATAGATTACGTAACATAAAACATGTAGAAATAATACGTATTGGAACTAAAGTACCCGTAGTTCTGCCTATGCGTATAACTCCAGAGTTGATGAATATCTTGAAGAAGTATCATCCGCTTTACATGAGTATACATTTCAGCCATCCTGACGAACTTTCGGAAGAAACTCGATTGGCATGTAACATGTTGGCTGATGCAGGCATTCCATTGGGGTCACAGAGCGTTTTATTGAAAGGGATTAATGATAATATAGAAACCTTCAGAAGGCTTAATAAGGGTTTGCTTAGTGTTCGTGTTAGACCATATTACATATATCAATGCGACCCAATTCCCGGCTCTTTACACTTCAGAACATCAATACAGACAGGACTTGATATTATTAAGGGATTACGTGGCTTTACAAGTGGATATGCAGTACCGCAATACGTAATTGATGCACCTGGTGGCGGTGGTAAAATTCCACTTTTACCTAATTATGTAAAAGAAATTCGAGACAATGAAATAATATTAACCAACTATCTCGACATGGAGTATTCCTACCCCCTATAAAAAAATTGCACCCCGCTTTATTGGGGTGCAACTATCCTTTTAAATTTCAATCAGTTAGGTCTTAAAAATTTTACGTAACCACTAACAGGCAATAAAATTTAAAAATCATTCCTGATTTTTCAGACGTAACTTAATTCAGTAATTAAGCAATGACTTTCCCATATAAATACTTTTAATTATAGGTTCTGCCTATCTTTTATACAAATATATTAGTATTTATTAGCAAATAAACTTTGATGAAAAACAAGCAACTCATTAAAATAATAAATGAAGAAATTTCGGAATTCGATTTTTTGGGCAATGAACAATATGTCAAAGAAGAAGAAGGTGTTAATGTAATTAAAAACGAAGAATTTCAGAAACAATTTATTTGCGATTTACTTTTAAAACGAAAAGAAAAAATAAAAACATTGCAAGTAGTTCAATCAGAATTTGGCGATAATTGGGAAGAAAGGGAATATATGACCATTGATTATATTATTGAATTGGCATATACTTATGATACTACCAAAGAACCAGCGAAATTAGGGCTGCAATTAAAGGGTGACAGAATTGGGTATTCTGAAGATAGCGATTACGACCCAGGTAAATTGATGGGTACTATGCCCGATTCGACTCCACCATCTGGCGGTAATTGGTTTAATCAAATAGATTGGGATGCTATTGACGTTGAAATGTTTTCAATTGAAGAAGGATTTGAGGGTGATAAAATTGAGTTCTCTGCATTTGAACATGCGCCAAAAAGAATTCAACATTTATTTCTTAGAGACATGTTAAGTGATTTTATTAGTCATGGGGCGGGAAATGACATGAAAACACCTGCAGATTATGATAATGCTACGAAAGTAGGATATTGCTAATATTTTAATTACCATTTTTTTAATTTGCACTGTGATTTAGGACTTCGGACCTTTGCTGGCATATAACAGCCACACATTGCACACGATTTATTCTTTTTGAATTTACCACATTCATTAGCGACACAAATAGCAATTCTTTTTTTAGCAATTGCTTCAACATCAAGATTGGGAAATGCGAGATTTTTCCACCCTTCATAAATTTCTTCTAATTGACCCATATTATCTATAAATTATTCTACCGCCTTTAGTTACTCTCATATTTAAAGACGGATTAAGTTTCATTTCAATAAGTGCATTATGAAGAATCTCTGATGGAGTCAAACCCCGATTGTAAACTCTGAGTTTTTGAATACCACCAATAAATGATTCATCAAAATTCTGTTCAATCAGCAAATCATTTTTTCTTGGGTCTTGTACTAATATGTCTGCTCCCGTATATGTGAAGTCATTCACGTATATTGGCATGTTTAAATTAAATTCTTGTTTACTTTCAAGTAATAATCCAATATATACAATTTGTTGTCCGGAATTTTCTTTGGTTCTGAATACTGCTTTAAGCGGTTTCCAACCATTTGTACCCGTTACAACATTACCATATATTGTATTATCATACATCAAATAATTTTCTGGTGGTGCAAAGCCAAAGAATATTGCATCTTGTACTGCCACAGGAAGACCCGTAGCACCATAATACATAACACCATCAGTATATATGTACTGATAGTCTTGCCTGTCGGGAAACGGGTGTAATTTACCGCCATACAAATCTAATAGGTCGGTAGCAGTAAGAGGATTTGAATATCTTACTTCGTCAACAATATCAATATCGACAGTACCATATACTATAATAGTTGCTTTATTAATTATTTCATTACCATTAATATCATACGTCTTAAAAAATCCAGAATCAAAAAATGACATATCTATCTCATAATCTCTATTTGAAAGAACTGTAATCGGATGATTGAATTTGATAAAATATTTGTTTGCAGTTCCACCAGTATTTCCCGTAGTTCCAGTATATTCAATACGCATTACTGTTGTTGGATGAATAATTGTTGGGTCACATTTATCTATCCTGCTAAACGTATTGCTGTCTGCACTAAGTGCCAATCCTGGAAGATATGTACTTCCTGTTGGAGGTATATAGCATTCTGTGGGAATTGGGTCAGCTTCTACAAAGAAATTGTCTTCAATGTATTGTGTATCTTCACCTGTATATATTTTATATTTCTGATAATCGTAATGCCATGAATGTCTTAGACCAAATGAGCCACCACCCCAACTAATTGAGTACGGTACACCGATTTGTTTTTCTTTTTGGTTTTTTAATGCATGAAAGAAATATTCTGGAAAATCCCTAAGAATCCATTGTGCTCTGCCATTAACATAAAATATCATTTTACCCATTCTTTGCGGAGCACATAAAAATAATTCATAATCAGTATAGGTAATTATATCATTTGGCAAAAATGATATTGCTATCATGGTCCAGCCAGTGGTGGGAAAAATTTGTGTTGGACTAATGTTTTGAACAATTAAACCTTCATTATCGATGTACTTATATCCCAAGTGTTTTTCTGCTGTTAAAAAGAATGCAATTGCATTACCTTTAATATTGTCAATTGGTGGAAATTCTTTATATTCCACTTTTTTTCTCATGCTCCAATCAGCAAATGCGAGTCTATTTACATCAGTTTTATAAAACGCATCTAAGTAATTGTTTTCGCTTGAATTAACGCCACTGACACCAGTTCCACTGATTGTAGTTCCACTGATTGTATTCTCAATAATACTTGTTCCACTAATTGTTGTTTCACCACTAAAATACGGATTATATTTGTCTTCTGCACGAAGTCCCATCATATAAAATATGCCTTGAGAATCTGGTTCTAATTTAACAAGTGTTTCAATCGTAATACCATTATTATATCTTGATGGTAATAAACTGAAATTGTATCCGTCTAATTTAAAAAATCCTTGTAGATATCCACCATTAAGTTCGAAGTAATTACCAAATGTACTTGTTGTTATACCACTTATAGAATATCCATTATATTTCGTTGTTGCAGTATAACCACTTGTATTATTGCTTGTGGGATTTTGAATTACATTATAGCCAATCCTATACATTGAAAATAATGTGTCTTTTGGCGTTAATGTTATGCCACTCCACATAATATTTGTTCTGCCATTATCGAACTCGGTTAGACCAAAATCAATAAGATTAATATTGTCAGATACAGCACCCGCCCATTTGGTTAAACTAAATGCAGTAAAACCAGTGTTTAAATCCCATGATTTTAACTGAGTTAAATCAATTTGTATTGCTAAATTATCTGTAATTATACCATTTAGGCACTCTAAATTCATTTTAATTAATTTCTTATAAATAGTTTTATTTTCTATTAAAAATACCATTTAAACATTGTGAACTACTAATAATAGTTTCTTAGGCTGAACGAGTAATCTCGTTCATATCTCCATAAGCGTGAATTTCGGCAGTTCCTGCCGTATTATTTTTTAAAAAAGCAAAATGTTTGATGTTATTTGCTGCCAATAAATCCCTGTCATGAGTAACACTACAACTTTTACATGTCCATGTCCTATCGCTTAGTTTTAATTCTTTATTTATAACACCACAACTACACATTTTACTACTTGGCTCAAACTGACCTATTTTTAATACATTACAACCATACCATTCAGCTTTATAATCAAGTATTTCATTAAATTTACCAATAGCAATGTCATTTAATGCTTGTGCCAACTTATGATTTTTAATCATATTACAAGGTTTTAATGTTTCTAAACATAATGTATCGTAATTAGTTGTTAAATAATGTGTTGTTTTATGTAAGAAATCCAAACGTTTATTAGCCACTTTTTCATGTAAAATTGCTAAATTTTTAACAGATTTTTTATAATTATTACTTCCGTTTATTTTTTTGCTCATTTTACGATGTGCTTTTTTTAAATTATTAAGTGACTTACGTAAGTATTTAGGATTTTTAATTTCAACACTATTAGATAATGTTGCAAATGTTTTAATACCCAAATCAATACCAATTGCTTGACTTTCACAAATTGGTTTTTTTATTGGATTATTTTCATTTAATTCAACTAAAATTGATATAAAATATTTATCTGTTGATGTTTTGTTTATTGTTGATGTTTTTATTTTACCTTCGAATTTTCTGTGTAGTATAATTTTAATCGATTTTTTAAATTTAGGAATATCAATAGTATTATTCTCAAAATTAACTATTGTACTTTGTGGTATTGAAAAAGTTTGACGGTTATTCTTTTTTGATTTAAATTTAGGAAATCCCTTTTTTTCTTTAAAAAACTTAGTAAATGCTTTATCTAAATGAACCAATGATTCTTGTAATGATTGAGAATTAACTTCCTTTAACCATTTAGTATCTTCAGATTTCTTTAGTATTGGTAATTCTTTTTTAATATCAAACATTGACAATCCTTTACCTGTTTCTTGATATGATTTAATTTTTTTCTCTAAACCATAATTATATATCCAACGAGAACAACCAATATGTCTTAATATTAATTCTTGTTGTTCATTATTTGGATATATCCTATATTTAAATGTTTTATATTTCATATCAATAATAAATACGAATAATTTTATAAAAATTTAGAGAAATGTTAATTATTTTCTAAAATATTTTATACTTATAAGTCATTTTAGAAAATTAATTAAATATGATTGTGTTAATACTCATGCATTTTAATTAATAGTTTTGTATTTATAGAAAATATCATTATAGAGATAAAAAATATATAACATGGCAATTTCTGAAGATAGTAAACAAAAAATGTTTATATTAATGGCAAAATTAAACCCGACTTTTAAAAAAAGAGAGGTTTTAAACGAAGACGAAGATAAATGGATTCAAGGGGCAGTCAATCCAGAGCATAAAGGTTATTGTACTCCAATGACTAAACCAACCTGTACGCCTGCACGTAAAGCATTGGCAAAACGTTTTAAGAAAGGTGTTGAAAATGAAACATATGGTACACCCGACCCGCTTGGAAAATCTATGGCTAAACCAATTCAAGAAGAAATTGGACTTAAAGAAGCAACTGGACCAGATTCACCAATTCATGCATGGGTAATGTTTGGTTATAATTTTTCGCCAGATTTCATTGAACAAGTATGGCAGAATGAGCAGAATATGGTACAGCATTTAAAACCTAAATTTGATTCGTTTTACAAGCAATATGGTGCAGATGCAGTAATGAATCGATTCTATGCTGAACTTGATGGCAGCAATCAGAAAAAATTAGAAGATTGGGTATTGGCTAAACAAATTAGTGAGGAAGAATTAGGTGGAGAGCAACAGCCAGTTGATATGCAACAACCAAGCGAAAAATTTCGTGCAGAAGTAACTGGAAAGGGTGAAAATGTTTGGTCGACAAATGCAATGGAATATAATACAGAAGAAGAAGCAAAAAAATGGTTAGATGGTTTATCTGGTCGTTGGTTTGGATATGATATGGGTCGTGTTGTTCCAGTTTCAACTCCGAAAGGGCAACCAGTGGATATAAAAAATGATATTATTTATCAAAATTTTAGAAGGTAATTATGAAAAAGCACACTAAAGAAAGATTACTTGAAATAATGCAAAGGGTTGACCCTTCATTTACAAATGAGGGCGTTAATCTTAATATGTTTTATCGACCAACCGAATATAAGAAAAAAGCAGAGGAAATTAAATTACAAATTGATAAACTATTCAATGAAGAAGAGTTTGGTGATATTGATACTTTATATAGGTTATTAATAAAAAGAAATAAGCCAATTGCACAAGCATCACCACAAGAATTACAAGAAATTTTTGATGCTCTCGGAAGAAATGAGAATGTTGAAGAAAATCAAGAGGTTCTAAATGAAAGACTTGAGACTTTTGCAAGCAATATTCATTCGGAAATTAGTAAAATTCCTGGACTTAAAAGACTTAATTTATGGTCAACTGCAAACGGCTTTGTTGGATTATATAGGTATGAGAAAGACGGAAATGCATATGAAATAGAAATACGCCCTGTACAAGTCGGACAAAATAAAGCAATGTGGGGCAATCAGATTAAAAAAAGAGAAGATAGAAATGGACATCAAGAGTAATCCAAGAAAATGGAGTTCTAAATATTGGCAACAGAACGACATTTCTGATGTGTTAAAAGAAGTGATTGAACCAGAGGCAGTTGATGTATCTACAATTAAAATGAATGATACGCTTTGCTCTATGATTTGGGAATCAGATGAAAAACTGAAACCCGAAGTAAGAGAGGTATTGCTTAAAAATGCCAAAAGGTTTATTGAGTTTTCTGATGTTGAAGGCTTAAAATTTAATGATATTGTATTGACAGGCAGTCTTGCCAATTATAATTATACTGAAGATTCTGATGTTGATGTTCATATTATAATGGACTTTAATCAGATTTCTGAGAATAAAATTTTTGTTGGTGAATTTTTAATGTTGAAGAAAGCATTATGGGCAGAAAAACTTCCAATACAGGTTAAGGGTCATGATGTTGAAATGTATTTTCAAGATGCTAATGAGCCACATCATTCTTCGGGTGTATATTCTCTTGCTAAAGATAAATGGATTAGAAAACCCATAAAAAAAATTGTCAATGTTGATATGGCAGACGTACAGTTAAAAGCGGCAGATTTAATAAATAATATTGATGAACTTGAAGACGATAAGGACAGTGAGGAGTTTTTAAAAAAATATGAACAGTTAAAAAATAAAATAAGAAAATACAGGCAAACCGGACTTGATAGTAGTGGTGGTGAATTTTCTGTGGAAAATCTTGTATTTAAGATATTAAGGCATTCAGGATTTTTGAAGAAGATGACAGAAATGAAGAATGAATACTTGGTAGATGAATTAACCTTAGACGAAATTAACGAATAATACGATGAAAAGATTTATACTAACAGAGGCTCAATTGAGGGAGTACGTAGAGAACAAGAAAGCCGAAAAAGTTTTTTATGAAATTGTTGAGAGTATTCATAAAAATCAGAAGTTTCTTAAGGAAGATGTTTCGCATAAAAAGGCAAATCAATCTATAATTCATAGATTTATGGGTAAAAAACTTATTAATCAAAGAGTAGCTGAAATGCTTATTAAGTATAAAATTACTGATGAAACTGGTCAAATTATCTAAGTTTCTTAATTTTTCGTTCTAAATAAAGTATTTATAAAAAAGTTTAATAAAATAACGACATTAATAAAATCATAGTCAAATGGCAAAACATACAAATAAAGAGGCATATTTCGAAAGACTAAAGAATTTAGCTGAAGTAAATAAGCCAGCACTCAAAGAATCCAAAATACGTAACTTAGGCAGTCTTATTGATTATAAGAGGGCAGCCGATGGCATTGCATATGGTATTGTTAAGGAGAATCACAATTACTTCCTTAAGGTTGGTGGTACAAAACAAGACCCTGATGTTGCAGATTTTGCATACATTGGTGGATTGGCAAACATCACTGGTTTTAAATATCCTTCATTAGCTGAAGCCGATAAGCAAAGAAATATGATTTTTCATACTATCAATGAAGCCAGTTCAATGAAAGTAGATAAGAACGGTAGCAAAAGGAAAAAACTTAATGAGGACAGGGCAGGTGAAGAAATCGACCAAGCTGTAAGCAAGGTTGGTGATTTAGATGCTGCTACAAGTGCTGAAGCAATGCCTCCTGCTGAACCAGTTTCTGGTCCTGAAGGTGGTGATGAAATGGCTGCTGGATTAGGCGCAAAACCTACAGATAAAACATCTGCAGAAGAACCTTCACCAGAAGGCGAAGTGCCTCCTGCAGAAGATAGTGTTCCTGCGCCTGAAGGCGGTGAAGAATTGCCATCTGCTGATGATACGAGTGAACCTGCACCTGAAGGTGATGAAAATCCCGATGGTGAAGATACGGGTGAACCTGCACTTGGTGGTGATGAAAATCCTGAAGGTGAAGAAGGTGCTAAAGATGAAATCAAATCGGATATTGGCAAAATTGGTGAAAAGGTTCAAGATAAAACTCTTGACGATAAAAAGGTTGTTGACTATGTTAATATGTTTCTTGGATATTTCAAAGATAATTTTGTTGATATGCCAATTGAAGACCGTAAGGAATTAGCAAAGAAAATACTTGAAGTTACTAAAGACCAAAACATTGATGACCTTGAACAAACAATGCCATCAGAGCCAGTAACAGCAGACGGTGCTGCAGGTGGTGTTAAAGAAGAAGAACAACCTTGTGCAGAATGTGGTAGCTTACCAGAATATGCAAAATCAAGAGGTTATGATACTGCACAGTCTTTCATGGAATGTGGCGATGAAGAAAAGGCAAACGTAATTAGCGGATATGCAAATGCTCATAATGACGGACAAAATGATGGTGATTTTAAAACTGTTGCTATTGTTATTACTCCAGAAATTCTTGAAAAACTCAAGGGTGATTACGGTCATGATGAATATGCAAATCAAGTTGAACCACTTGCTAATGAAATGAATGAATCATCAGATGAAGATAAAATGGCACAACTCAATGAACTTTGGGGTAGTGAAGGTGCTGTTGCAGAAACAGTTAATGGTATAGACCCTTCAAATACTCAAGTTAGTGAACCTAACATGCTCAAAGAAACTGATAAAAAGGTCGCTCCCGGAAATAGAGTGGTTAGCGAACCTAACATGCTTAAAGAAACCAATAAAAAAGTTGCTCCAGGAAATAAAGTAGTTGGTGAACCTAACATGCTTAAAGAAGAGGATGACGAATTGGAAAAACCAGAAGGTCTTGAAGCAGGTGAAACTCCCGCAGAAGAAAAGACTGAACATGAACCAGGTGGAGAAGAATTTGGTGGAGAAGAAACTCCTGCAGCAGACGGTATTAGTTTTGCTCCAGAAGGTCAAAGTCTTGGCGTAGGAACAATTAAACCTGATGGCGCAGGCGTTGAAATTTCAATTGAACCCGATAAAACTGTTAACATCAGCATGAATGAAAGCGAAGTAAAATTAAGAAAATATGTTCGCATGAAACTTGAAGAACTTGCAGGTAAAAGAAAACCAAGTTTGAACGAAAGTAAAAAATCTCCTGTATTGAAAAAACTCGATGCAGTAATTGCTGAACAATTCAAACTATATGAAGGTGTAATACTTAAAAAAAAGGGTAAACTAACAGAAGGTGCTGTGAATGAAATTTTAGGATTTAGCGTTGCGGAAAAATTTGCAAAGTTAGACCCGAATGATGAAGCAGGTGTTAAGGCACTATTTCAAGAAGCATTCAAAAATATTCTCATGAATCCTCATATGAGTGTTATTGGTGATAATGCAAAGAGAGCAACTACTGCTGAAAAATATAATCTTATTAAACAATATGTTGAAGGTAATGGTGGTACATTGAGATTAGATAAAGCAGGTAGACCAATTTATATGTCAAAACAATATCAAAGTACTGGAATTCAAACACCACAAGGTGGTGGTAGCACAGGATTACGTGGTATATAAGTTAAATTAATGTAATAAATAAAAAAACCCGAAGAAATTCGGGTTTTTTTGTAACATTTTGTTATAGTATTACGTATAACAGACAAAACTAATAATATGAAACAGAGAAATTATCAATACTTGAAGTTCAATAGAACTTACACTGGCGGGTCAAAAGAAAAAGAACTCGAAATTTTTAACCATGTACAATATGGTAATAATGAATGCGATTGGATTGAATATCGCAGAATTTTATTTCCTTATCTCGAAGATGTGATGCATATCAATTTTTCCCGTTCACTTGCAAGTAAAGTTTTAAGTTATATTCTTTTAGGACTTTCCTTCCTTACAATATTTTTACATGTTCAAGCACTATCAATAATTATAGTTTTATTATCAACATTTTTCTATGTTTTACATAAATTTTTCGAAAAGAAAACTACGGAAACCCTATCCTCATATAACATGTCAGTTAGTATTGTAAAAAACGAAATAAAAAACATAACGGGTTTAGATATTTGACTGTATTTATAGGAAACTCACAGTATGGAATCTGATGACAAGAAACTCAAGTTGATTTATGTGTTGAAAATAGGCTATAATTCTAAAGATGAGGGGTTATATGAGTTTATTTTTTCTACGGATGAAACTAACGTAGATATTGAGGCATGGTGCTGGGACTTAGAACCCGCTTGTAATAATGCATTACCGCCAACCGAAGAATTTATTAATGCAATTTTTAATCTTAAGACCAAATCTTTTGACTTATTTTGTTTACATGAAGCAGTTGATAGACCGTATATGCATGGTTATAATACAATTCATGCTCTTGCATATGAAATTGAAAAACAGGGTGATACAAGTAATGGCTTTGCTCAATATGACAGCATGTTTGCTAAAGACGAAGAAAATGCACCATTATTGGTTTTTCATTACGGTATGTCGTTGACGAGAGTTAAGGATTTACTTTATGCACGTAAAATTATATTGAAAAATAACGAATTTGTTGAAACCTCTTCGTTGAAATTAGAATAACTACGTATTTATAATTGCCCATCTTACCAGATTCGGAAGAAGCGGGTTATGGAGCGTGATACATCAAGATATGTACCACGCTTTGCGGTTTTATACATATATGAGTATTTATTGTAAATATTTATATATGAGCGTTAACATCGATTTAAATCTCGGTTTCGATAAAGATGAAGATGAAGGTGCGGAACACATTCCTTTAGTGCCGTATGATTTACAAAGAGAAAAGGATAAAGAAGTTGCAAGAAAACTGGCTGATGAACTCCGTAAAAAGGTTGGAAGAATCGAACCTATCATTATTACAAAAGACGGAATTGTAAAAAAAGCAAAAGAATTAACTGTAGAAGAACAAGAATTTGAATTTGTTCGTTGTGCTACAAATCCATTTTATTTTATTGAAACATATTTAACAATTTTTGACCAGACACAGGGTAAAGCAGGTCTTATTGTACCATTTAAATTATTTGACTTTCAAAAGAAGTTAATTCGAACTTATATGGACAACAGATTTGTTGTTGCAAACAAATATCGTCAAGCAGGTGTTTCAACAACCACCTGTGCATACATTGCATGGTATATAATGTTCAACAGTAACAGACAGGTTGCTATTGTGGCAGATAAACTTGAAACAGCACGTGATGAAATTATGAGTGATGTAGTTTTATTCATTGAAAGTTGTCCGACTTGGCTGAAGCCAAAAACAGGTATGGTTGATGGTAAGAATTTAAAAGATACTCAGAAGGATAAAATTTATGACAATAATTCTCGTTTAGGTGCTTTCTCATCTAAAGGTCTTCGTGGTATGACACCTACTTTGATATTCTGGGATGAAACTGCATGGACAGAAAAGGGAGATAAATTCTGGACCGCAGCAAGACCTACATTAGGTACTGGTGGTGGTGCTATCATGGTTTCAACACCTTCGGGTCTTGATGCAGTTTTCTACAAACATTTTGATGGTGCTCGTAGGGGAGAAAACAACTTTAAGGCAGTTGAATTATGGTGGTATAATGACCCAAGATATAATAAGGGTCTTGAGTGGGTGAAGAATAAAGGCAAGGAAAATGAGATTCGTATAACTGACGAAAATTGGGATGCTGAGAAACGTAGTAAAATGGTTGAAGAATTCTGGGAAGCAAGTTCTCCTTGGTTTGAAGAACAAGTAAGGGATGCTAACGGTGATATGCGTAAAATCAGTCAAGAATTACTTTGTTCTTTCTTAGGGTCTGGTGATAACTTTATTGCTGAAGAATATCTTTTACGTATTCAAGAACATGAAGTTCTGGTTCCAATCAAACAGGAATATATGGATATGAATTTTTGGGTTTGGGAAGACCCAATTCCTGGCGAAGATTACATAATGGGAATTGATGCTTCTCCGGGACACGGTGAAGACAGTTCAACGATTAACGTTTTAAAGGTCAAGCAAATAATTGAAGAAAAACTTATTACCAAAGGCGAGAAAGTTAAAAAGACTAAAATACGGAGAAATAGGGTTTATCAAGTTGCTGAATATATGGGCAAAATAGTACCACAAGTACTTGCTGAAGTAGCATACCAATTTGCAAGAAGATATAATAATGCTTATGTTGTTGTTGATATCACAGGTGGTTATGGCGTTCAGACCGTTGAAAAATTATTGGAATATGGATATGAAAATGTTCATTATGCTGAAGTAACGCATAAGCCATCAAGAGATAGATTACAGGGATATATTAAGAAGGGTCAAAAAGCAATGGCAGACGGATTGATTATTAATGTTGATTTAATTCCCGGATTTTTTGTTGGTGGTAATCGTTCATCAGTAGTGCTTGAAATGCAAAGAGCGATACATATGGAAGACGTGATTATTAGGTCAGTCAGATTACTCAATGAACTTAAAACCTTCGTCACAGTGCCCGGTAATAGGGTTGCAGACCATAAACGTTCATTCCACGATGATAGTATCATGGGATTATCGATTGCCTTATATGTTTTAAACTATGATATGGCAAGATATAAACAAAGTAAGGGTATTACAGAAAAAATGCTTAATGCAATTATGACCGTAAATGATTTCGCTGAAATGGATAAAAGAATGAATAGCGGAAATACTAATACTAATATTTTCAAGAATAAACCCATGATTTCACCTAATAGCACTAATCCAATGAATCCATACATGGTAAATGCGTGGCTATTTGATGGAATTAAAGATAAAAACAAAAGATAGAATGTATTTATAACTACATGACTTTTGCTAAAAATCATAGTATTTATAAAAAACTATAATAAATTATAAAAATGGCTGATGAGAAACAAAATAAATTAACAATATACCAGCAACTTAATGGATTGTTAAACCTTGATGGTATGGGTTTTACTGATGGAATGCCCATGTCTTCGACTGCAAGTGTTGGTACATCTGTTGCTCCACCAAGAGAAACCAAGATAATTATTAAGGGTAATACTCCCGAAGAAATTCATCAGAAAGGTTTGGAATTGGAGCAGAAAAAAGAACTTCAAAGCAAATTCTTTCGTACAACTGACAGAGGCTTTCAAAAGGCACTTCAATATGAAGCAGCCAGACTTCCTGCATATATTGATTATGAAGGTATGGAATATTACCCAATTATTAGTAGTGCATTGGACCTTTTTATGGAAGAAGCAACAACAATTGGCTTAAACGGTAAAATGTTAAACATTTATTCCAACAAAGAACGTGTTAAGTATTTACTTGAAGAATTCTTTTATGATATTGTTAATGTGAATGTTAACTTACCTTTTTGGGTAAGAAACCTATGTAAGTACGGTGATAATTTCGTATTGCTTTACGGTGAACGTAAAAAGGGTATTACTCACGTAAAACAAATGGTAAATTATGAAATTGAAAGATTTGAAAGAATACAAAACGGTAAGCCTTTAGTAAAATTTAAAGAAAGAATGACGGGTGACGAATTCAACGTATTTGAAATTGCCCATTTCAGATTATTGGGTGACGACAAATACTTACCATATGGTTCATCAATTCTTAATAAAGTTCGTAGAGTTTTCAGACAATTAGTTATGGCTGAAGATGCTATGTTAACTTATCGTATTATCCGTGCAGGAGAAAAGAAAGTATTCAAAATTGACGTAGGTAATATTGACGAAGACGATATTGAAAACTATATCTATAAGGTAGCAACGAAATTCAAAAAGACCGCACAAGTGCAACCAAATGATGGACAAATTGATTATCGTTTCAACATACTTGGTAATGACGAAGATTATTTTCTTCCAGTAAGAAATGCAAATACACAAACAGGTATTGAAACTCTTCCGGGTGCAAGTAACTTGGATGCTATTCAAGACATTGAATATCTTCGTGATAATTTGTTTGTTGGACTTGGTGTTCCTAAACCTTTCTTAAGTTTTCAAGATGCTGCAGGTGCAGGTAAAAATATGGCACAATACGATATCAGATTTTCTAAGAAAGTCAATCGTATTCAACAGGCAATAATTCAGGAACTCAATAAAATGGCAATGATTCACCTATACCTTTTAGGTTATACTGGTGATGATTTGAAAGACTTTACACTTACTCTTACCAATCCTTCAACTCAGCAAGAATTACTTAAGTCTGAATTGATGCGTGATAAAGCACAAACTTATACTGAGTTAACACGTGCAGAATCTGGTATTGCTGCTATGTCACACACAACAGCTAAGCGAGTATTATTCAATATGAGCGATAGAGAAATTGTTGAAGACTTGAAACAGCAGAAGATGGAAAAAGCAATTATGCAAGAACTTCAAGATGCTCCTGTTCTTATTAAGAAAACCGGATTATTTGCAGATATTGATAAGAGATATGGTGAAGCAAATGCTGCACTTGGTGCTCCAAGCGGTGGTACTGAACAAGGTGGAATGCCACCTGCAGGTGGTGCAGGCGGTGGAATGCCACCCACAGGCGGTGCAGGCGGTCCGGGTGCACCAGCACCAATTCCGGGATTACCAAATCAATCTCCTGCAGAACTTCCACCAATTGAAGCGCAAGAAAATGTTCGTGGAAGAAAAGTATTGAGTGAAGAAGAATATAATACTCGGGTTGAAAAACTTGTATTTGGTAGCACTCAGCAACCCGATACAAAAAAAGAAGCTAAACATAAAAAGGTTATACATGAAAATACTGTTAAAAATAATGAATTGAATGACCGTGCAATGAGAATGGCAAATGAAATTGATAGTCTTTTGAAAGAAGGCGAAAATTTTAATACTCAGCAGAAAATCGTTGAAACAGATGACGTTAACCTTGAAGATTTGGGTGACATTGATGAATTAAGTGTTTCTGGTCCTACTGAAGGTGGTGGTACAGTAATTTAAGTATGGACAAAAATAATCATTTAGAGTAAATTATAGTATTTATAATAAATCGAACAAAATAATTATGAAAAACACTAACATAGGAATAGCCAATTTAGTAGTTTCAAACAAATTAAGGGATTCTTATTTTAACAACAGTCTTATTGAGGAATCCAAAAAAATAACAACTGATTTTTTTGAAGTTGTTAAAAGTTCGCCTATTTTACAGTTAGAGTTTAAAGTTTTCAATAATTTAGAAAATAAAACCATTGAAAATGATTTAGCGGCAACACGCTATATTGACAGTAATATAAAATTGTTCGAAGTATATACTATTGATGAAATAGATAAAGAACGTCTGAAATTAAATGAATTTTTGAAGGGTGGAAGCATGGTTCTTGATGGTATGCCGTCTGAACTCGAAAGAGGATTATTATATAATGCTATTGATACTCTTATATGCGAATCGCTTAATGATTGCGATAAAATCGATGTTGATGCAATGCATGAGTCATTTGATTTGGTTCTCAATCACATAAAAACACCTAAAACACAAGCATTAACTGAAAACATGGAAGTGAAGGATGTTAATGAAGATGTTATTGAAATTGCAATTAATAAATTCAACGATAAATATGAATCGCTCAATGAATCCGACAAGATATTATTAAAAAAACTCATTAAAGCCGATAAAAAGGAAAAAACAACAATTCTTGAAGAATATAAAACAGAATGCTTGGCAATACTTGAAGGCGTTGGTAATGATGATGCTGAAGAAAAAAAACTTAAAATTGCTAATGCGATTCGTAAAATAAAAGAAATGAAATACAACAAGAATACCATTAATGATGATATTATTGGTTTACATGAATTTAAAAAGGAATTGTTATAAATAATGAAAGGGCATCGAAAGATGCCTTTTTTGTTATAGTGATTTTAACATTGCAATTAATTCGGGTTGCGGTTGACAGTCGGATTTGCTTGGTAGATAACTAACATGTGTCCAAATGCCCGATTTTTGAGCGTATGCATCGTGTTCCGCAGTCCAAATGCCTGGAACAATATCTTTACCCCACATATCTACATTATCGCTGGAATATATATCATTAACATAACCTAAAGGTATTTTAGTCCACACTGAACTTATCGCATAGATTAAGGTTTTGAGTGCCCCAATTTGTTCGGGTGTATATTTTTCAAAACCATAGAACCCATGATATCCTTTAGAATATTGTGGTGCTGTGTATTGAATAACATTGGTGATTGGCTTATTTCTTGTATCGGCAACAGTATTACTGTTTTGTACTGGAGGATACCAATATCCATCAGAATAAACTAAACCGCCCCAACTATCAATTTCAATTCCAATTGATTCACTATTTAATTTTTCATTATCTATTCCAGCAGTACCATATTCAGTTAATAACTTATCTGTTATTCCTAAATGATATGCCCAATAATTGGTTGAAAACAGTTGAAGTATTTCGCCACGTCTTGTAATAATAAATGATACGGCAACCTTATCCGAATTTTTTTCCCACCATAATATGTCTTGCGCTGAACCATCACCACTTGCAGTATGATGCAATACGATTTGTTTCTTTTCGGTAGAAGTTTGATAATATCTATTTGAGGGATAGTAAATATATCTATAGTCTTTTACAGAATTAGATAAATATTCTGCAACTTTATCGTTTGGAAATTTTGGGTCTAAATTGAAATTAGCGGATTCAGCTACATTTGCACCAAATGCATCAAAGGGTTTTGTTAATTTAAGATTTTTGGGATTAGAAACAATAGTATTTCCTTTTGTTATATCAGGATATTTTATTTCATTATATCCAAAACATTTGCCCTTTAATTTATAACCTGTTGGCAATCCTTTTGTTTCGAGAAAATTGTCTTGGTCGCCTAACACACCAAAAACTTTTAATGCATAATCAAGACCAGATTTTTGATAATCGGGGTTGCCTTTATTTGCATTATTACATCTTTGAATTGATTTAGTGTATGTGTTTGACATATATAAACCTCTGTTATAACAAAATAGTGTTGTGCTTGTTAAAGAATCGCTTTTATTTGCTATGTCTTTCATGTATCGGCATTGTGCCTTTATCATTAATTCCGGATTATCAATAATATTCTGATGAAGAATAGGTCTATTATGCCTTGCATTTATAAATGTACTGCTTCTGACATGATATGAATCCTTGTTTCTATTTTCATCTAACCCATCAATTAATGTTGCTATTTCAGGTGGAGTCATTTTTGCTGTACTTCCGTCATTTTCAACAACAATTCCAAAAAAAGTGGACATTTCAAATTGATTTATTCCTGATGCGGCACTGTCACCGCCAGAATATGTCCACATAACATATTTAGATTCTATATATGCTTGTGCAGCGATAACATTTGCATCCATTTTATACATTTCGCCATATTTATTGAACCAAGCAATTAGTGCATTTGCAAGCATTTCACCTGTAGTTACTAAAGTACCGCCATAGGTAAAATTAGCTGTCCATGTTTGGTCAACTAATGGTGGACCAGTATATGGCATCGGATATTTATTTTTACCCGAAAGTAATTTTGCGCCACCAGTTTTACTGTCTGTACAAACTGCACGAATAAACGCTTCGCCTTCTTCTGTTATTGATACATATGCCATATTATTGGATTTTAAATGTATATAATGAATTAAATTGTGATAGTGGCGGGTTGCCCAAAGCACCTACACCAATTGTAACTTCATTTGCCGATGCCATTGCCACATTAGTATCATTCGTATTTCCACCTTCGAAACCTACAATAGAAGACGATTGCAATACTCTTGGAACTGGGTATTTTAATATTTTAGTGCCAGTAAAACTTGTGGTCATTTTATTTGGTTCAACATTATGTTCAACGCCTAAAATAATGTATGCGCCATTATACATTGGAATGTTTTCCAATTGAAAATATTGCGTTGGCTGAATCATCATATTTCCTAATCCTAATACGGTTGCCCTATATGACCTGTTTTCGTATAAGTTATATAAGTTCTGCCCTTTTGGTGGTGGTGCATTTAATTTATTATCACCCGCCAATCTTGACAATATTTGCAAAGATTCATTGGTTTCTGGATATTCCTTACTGTCTATTTTTATGTCCTTGAACATAGATTGTGCCTGTGTACCAAATTTAACCCTAAATGCCCTTACTTCTCTATATGGAAATTCTGAATTTTTTGCCGTTTGATTATCATCCGTTGGAATTGCTTCACATTCTTGAAGTGAAAAATCGGGCACTCCCGGTGTACTGATTTCAAGAATACCGTCATCAACAAAATTACCACCCATATTTCCAATACCTGTTGGATAACTTGACGAACCACCAATATACATGCAAACGAATGCAGGACTTGAAGTTATGTCCATTTGAGTGTCGATTTTAAATGATTCTTCCCAACCCTTATTTTCAAATTTCATGAAATTTTGCAATGGAAAGAACTCAAAGCCGTTCATGGACAATATTTGAGACAATACGCTAAATATTGATACGTCAGGATTATCCATTAAATCAATTAACATTTCTGGATTGATAATTGTATTTCCAATTGGGTTCATTGCCCTATCGACAAAAACAAATGCATCTATTAATGTTCGATTGTTTGTTGCGGTTAAATTTTCACTAATATCAAGCGGATATCCAAGATTTTTATTGTTTTTATTGGGAGATGTGAGCCATTTATCATTAATGTTTTTAAACGAATAATATGTTTGTGTGATAATGTCTTCATCACCAGTCATTTTTTTATTTTCTTCTTCCTTATTAGCAATTTTAGTTTGTTGTGCTTGAATATCAATTGCTAAATTTTCAAATAATCCCTTAAAATAATTTCTATTAACCGCATTTTTATTTACATATTTTTTGATACCATTAATGGCACCAGTATTAATTGTATCAATAGATTCATAACCTATTTCTGTATTGGTCCAAGGCAAGAATGTTAATTGATTGTAATTGATTATGTTGTTTTTTGCTGAAGTGTCCACATTAATTAACAATGGTTGTAGCACTACATTGAAGGCTTTTCCGTTGCTCGCATTTAACATACTTTCGTAATACTTTGCTTTTAATTTAATTCGTTCAGATTCACTTTTTGCATTTTTTGATGCTAATTGTGCTCCAGCATATAACGTTCTTAATTGTAATATAATGTTAGAAAATGGTTTACCAAGTTGACCATTACTTCCATAGAATTTTTCGAATTCAATTTTAAATAATGCTTTATCTTTTTCAGCCAAACCATTATTTATGTCAACCATATCCGCAAACACAAAAACACCGCCACTATTTAGATTTTTGCCAGAACCACTTATAAAAAAATCATAAATGGTATTATATTCCGTAGTCCCGGAAATAACGTCAATCAAAGCACCAACATAAATAGGTAAGAATGAGGGAACTTCAACTACAGCAGGGTCATTAAAAATATATCTGCTTAAAAAGTGCGGATAAACATTAAATGGACTTAAAGTAGTTCCAAAATTTGATGCCAGCACTAATGCGCTTAATCTTGGATTAAATTTGGAATTATATTCAGCAGGTTTACTTGGGTCAGTGTAGCCACTTATTATTTCAGCCAAAATTTCAGTGTCATGTTCAGATAATTGACTAATCCATGTTTCAGAAACGTCACCAAACATTTCTAATTTTTCGACTTCAGGTATTGCATTTGCACCCACCAATGGAAAAGCAGTATTGCCAAAATTTTTGCTTATTGTAAAATCAATAAATTTTTTTCTGTTTATTTTGGTTGTATTAGTACCAAAAAATTGAAATAAAAGGGCAGTTGTTGGTTCTGCGTATTGAAGTTGATTATTTGTGGCATTATAAAATTTTATTTCATAATCGTCATAATTAGATTTGGGTGTTGCTGGAATAATTTTTATTGTTCCTTGCTTAGCAATAAAGCGTGATTGAGAATTAGTACCTTCACTATTAAAGCCACTACCACTTGGACTACTATCTTTAATCAAAAAGACATTTTCTTGAGTAAATCCATATAAACTTTCAAGTACTTTACCATTCCAAAATTCTTTCCATTTGGTTCTTTTGACATTTTTCTGAAAATTATCAATTGGGTTATTGCCGCCTTCTGAAGTTTGAAGAGAAATGTCTTCATTATACATGGAAAAACCCTCATATTGTGAATTTTTCTTATTTGTATATACATTAATACCGCCATTCGAAATTTTGAAAAATGGTTGTTCTGCCTCAGTGAAAGAATATAGGTCGGGGATATTATCTTTTACATATGCATAAAAATCTTCTATATTATTTTCAGTTCCATAGTGTTTAGCAGCAGTGAGTAGAAGATTAGCAAATTCTTTATTTGTTATTGAAGATGCTAAGTTAATTGATTCTGACTGGCTGAACATGCTGACCAATTCTTTTTGACCTTTTTCGGTACTATAAAAGCCTTCGGCAAATGAATTTTGTGAAAGAATATAAAATCTCGTTATTAGTTTTGTAAAAACCTGTTTTAACCTTGGTTCTGTTGACAAATTGATTGGTTGCGATGTTGAGCCACCGTCAGAGTTGTCAACGCCATAATAGGGAGTTTCCAAATTAATGCTGGCGAGTTTTGAATCAACTGGTGATATTGGTATCCATTTAAATGTACCATTAGCATTTTGCTCTGCTTTCATATTTAAAAGTGCAGTTATTGTTTGCTGTTTTGTAAATGTTTCGATAAATTCCCGAATTAATTTAAGTTCTGGAAATTCTGCATCTAAATTATAACTTAATTCTATTGGTGCAGTTCTTGATTGTTTGATTTGATTGCAGACCTTTTCATCTTTAACGACCAATGGAAACGCAAAAATCTTATTTTCTGTATCTTTATATCCGCTACCCCTAACAATTTTATCAATATATGTTTTATGGTGATTTTCGGCATCACATGCGGTTGTGCGCAATACTTTAAAGAATGTGTCAACATCATCTAAAATTAATTTAAATATATTATAAATTGTTGGCTTCATACCGAGATTTTCTATAACCATATTATTGATTTTCTCGTTCATGTTATCCATTGCATCGGCTTTTAATTTTAATTGAGCCGTTTTTTCTTTATATAATTTTACATAAAAATCAGTAACATCCAGACCAACATATAAATTTGTGATTTCTGGAGTGGCAGAGGCAATATTTTGGTTGCTTGTGAAACCATTTATATTTGGAATCTTTATGTCGCTATCTGTGATAAATTTACCTAATTTATCGGTACTTCTATTAAGCAATTCTTCTTGTCGATATTTGGATAATATTCTAATTGCTTCATTTCTTCTGATATTAATATTTGCATTAGGATTATCAGTCAAATCTTCTGTGGGAAGGGTTATTGCACTGACCAAATAAACAATAAGTAGTCTCTGGCTTATGTTATTTGGTAGTCCTTCTGTTGGAATTTCTTTGATATAGCCATTGTAGTCCGTGAGATTGTTAAGTACAGTTAATTCTTTACCGCCATCTGCAACATATGACCCATTTCTAACTATTAATTGGGGAGTACCAATCTGTTTTAATCCATCATTATTTTTATACTGACTTAAAATACTTATAATCTCATCATAATTGCTTAGATTTTGTAATGTGTTTTTATATTCCTGTGCATCAACATCTGTATTCTTTTTTTCGCCATATTGTGTATATAAATTTTTAAGTTTTAATATTAATTCATATGTGTTTTTTGGTGGCATACCTGAATCGGGATTAATTGACATATCACCATTATTTGCCATTGGCATCAACGGAAAATTAATAACGTATCTGAAAAGTACATCAGTCAATGGTGCATATGTTAATGCGATAAATTGCGCATTAATGACATAATTACCATTTTCTGACTTAAAGTCTGACGTATATTTAACAAGGTGTAATTTATATACCAATTGCATACCATAATATCCTTTAAGTGTTAAATTGAATATTGGCGGTGGAAAATCGAATAATATTCTGTAGGGTGAATTTGCTTGATTGAAAAAAGCCAATCCTCTTATGTCAACAAAATCAATATTTACTTGGGGAATGAATGATGAGTTTACAATTACTTTGATACCTGTGATACCAAACCCCTCAAATTGTATTCTATCTCCACTACTACCATCATACCAATTAGTTGTAAAATTTAAATAGTTTGGATTTGGTTGTGAAGTATCTTGATTATTACCAATAAAATTTACAGTAATATTATTATTAGTACCATTATCTTGAATCTTCGTAATACCTTCTGAAGTAGTTTCTAATACAGTTCTTCCTCTTCTTTTTGCGGTTAGTTCAGCAAAAATGAACATGTCTTGATACGGAGGTATGCTGTTGGGCATTTCGGTATTTACATTAACTAAGTTAGGGTCAATCAATAAAACATTACCATATTGGGTTACTGGACTGTTTGCCATTCTTTGTTTTTTACTATAAATACGGAAGCAGAAAAAATATAAAGATAATAAAATCTTATCGGAGTTTCAGGACTATTTATAGTAAACAAAATAAGTCAACTACAGCCAAAGGCAATTGTTGAACTAAAATAGTGTTACAAACTATTTATATTAAAGATATTGTTATGTTAAAGAAACAATTAAGCAGGATATTGGAAGCAGGTGATACGGGATTCGGAATTTTAATTGAACATGATGCGGGTTATATAGATACTGATTTAAATCCTAAATTTATTAATGAAGCATTTGTTCTTAAGCCAAACGAGCCAGTTTTAATTGACTGCATTCTTCAAAAATGGGGTGTTAAGAACAAGAATGGCAGAATATATCCCAAAAACGTTTTATTACCACAAGTTTTAGAGTACCAAAAGTTGGTTGATACTAATAGTGCGGTTTCTGAAGCCGACCACCCTGACAGTAGCATAATTTCTTTACAAAATATCTCTCACATGATTACTAAAATGTGGTGGGGTAAAGGTGCACAAGAAAATATTCTCTTTGGCGAAATTAAAATTATCGTCAGTCCCGGATTTATTAAATATGGTATAGTTTCTATGGTTGGTGATAAAGTGGTTCTATACCTTCAAAATAAAATAAGATTAGGTATATCTTCTCGTGGTGTTGGTACACTTAAAGAAATAAACGGTGAGAATCTTGTACAAGCAGACTTTGAATTAATTGGTTTTGACTTAGTTGCAACCCCATCAACTCCCGGAGCATTCCTATTTCCTGGCAATAAGGGCGAAATGAGTTTTGGAGAAAATTATGTTCAGAAGAACGGAATTTATCTCAAAGAAGGTGATGATAAGGTAATTACAGCAATTGATAAATTTTTGCTGTAAGAAAATTTGGTGCATAGTGTAAGCATAATTTTTTTGAAAAGCAAGAAAATTAAGGGTGTTTTTATTAAAAAAAATACTTTTTGGTAAAAATTATGTATTTATATAAAAATTATAGTATTAGTTACGATATTTTAAGACATGGCAAACGATAATAAATCGATAATAAAGGAAGCACTTGTGGATTATGAGATTATTCAACAAGCTGCAGAAGCTAATGCTAAAAAAAAATTAGCGGAAGAGTTTCCAAAGGAATTCAGCAATTTACTAAAAGAAGAATTAAATAAAAATAAAAAAACAGCAAAAGAGTCCTATAAAAAATTGGACGAGAGTAAAGAGTCTGAGAAATCAGATGAAACTGGAATAAACAAAGAATCTGATATGAAGAATCAAAAAGAAGAGACCAAAAAGGTCGTAGAAACTGCCGGACAAGGCAAACCATTTGTTACAAAAACAAGTGTACCATCGAAAGATGTTGCAAAAGTCAATGAAGCTAATGTAGAAGAAGATGTAAAAATCACTGATACTGTTGGCAAAAGTGACCCATTTAAAGGAAAAAAAGTAGCAAAGGGTAAAGATGTACTTGAAGAAGAACGTGAAAAAGATTTCACTGCAGATGTTGAAGGTAAAACTCCTAACATCGGTAAGGGCGAAGCTGAAAAAGGCAAAGTCTATAATGAAAAAATTAAAGGTCCAACTTCAGGTAAGCCTATTTCAAATCTGACAGAAGAATTTGATATATCGGAACTTGATACATCGAGCGTAAACAATGCTCTTGGAAACGCAGGTGGTAGCGATGAAATACTTACTATGGAAAGCATTGAGGAAGAAATTTCAAAAATGCAAGGACTTGGTGAGGAACTTCAAGGTATTAACCCACAGTCGCCATCATATATGGAAAGCGGAAATAAGGGTGTTGCATACAATCAACTTGTAGAAATGAGAAATAAACTTGATGAAATGATTTCATCAATAGGTGGAGTTCAAGAACAGAAAAATAATGGTGGGCAAGGTGCAAACAGGATTAATCCTGGTGGACCTACTACACCAATGATTGATGAACTTGGCGAACAGAAAAATAATGGTGGACAGGGTGCAAATAAAATTAATCCCGGTGGACCAACCAAACCTATGATTGATGAAGAACAACCAATTAAACCCGAAGACGTTGAAGACGTATTGGGTACTCCAAGCGAAAAACCAGTTGAAGAAGCAATGCAAATTTCTTATTCAGCAGGTACAATAACTCCGGGTAAATTAGGTGACCATGAAGGTACACACGGTAGATTCCGTCATCAAGGTGTTGATGAATCAGCAAAAAAACTCAGTGGATTAATTAACGAAAATAAACAATTGACCAAAAAAATAAATGAGGTTAAAAAGTATAAAACGTCAGTTAGTACATTACTTGAAAACTACAAGACTGCACTTGATAAGTATCGCAATCAATTGAAAGATATGGCATTGTTCAATACTAATTTGGCACACGTCAACAACCTATTGGTAAATGAAGAACTTGCTTTAACTCAAGACGATAAAATAAAAATTATCAACGAATTTAAAAAAGTTGATAATATTGCCGATTCACAGAAGAAGTATAAGGCAGTTCTTACAGAAATGAAAGAAAGTCGTAAAACTTTAACTGAAAGCGTTGAAGATAAAGCTGCAGTGTCTATACAGCCATCATCAAAGCAAAAATTAGAAGAGGTAACTGCATATGCTGACGACAGCCACATGAAAAAGATGAGAAGAATCATTGAATATGTGGAAAGAAAAGACAAAAAAATAATATCATAAAAATTAAAACATTTAAAAATGGGATTTTTATTAGAAAGTGCGGAAGTTGGTAACATTGGTTTGAAACAACTCCGTGAACAAAGAGAAATAACTACTAATCGTTGGGAAAAAATTGGTCTTCTTGAAGGTCTTGAAGGTAACGTAAAAGAGAACTGCGCACAGCTTTTCGAAAACCAGTTATCGCACATGATTAACGAGTCAACTGAATCATATAACAGTGGTCAGTTTGAAACCGTTGCATTCCCAGTTATCCGTAGAGTGTTCGCTAAACTTTTAGCAAACGACATCGTGTCTGTACAAGCACTTAACTTACCTATTGGTAAATTGTACTATATCAACCCTAAAGCAAGCGAAAGAGTACAAGTTAACCCTCTTCAGTTTGCACATACTTCACCTGATGGTGCATATCAAAACGCAGCAACCACAGTATTATCAGCAAGAACTCAGTTTGAAAGCCGTTCATTATACGATGCTTTCTATGCAACTGAATACGCTGAAGAAGGCACATCATTGTTCGACAGAAGTAAAGGTGAAATCACTTTTATAACTGGCGTAGCAACTCAAACTCCATTTGCATGGGTAGCAGGAACAAAATATCTTACCGTTGTACTTAGTGGTTTCAGTACCACTTTCGAAGGTAAATTAGTTGGTCCTACAGGCGTTCCGATGGATACTGAATCATTCTTGGCAGGTTTAAAAATTACCTCAAACGTAACATTTGTTGCACCAGCACCTTTCGCAAGTGAGAGTGTTGTATCAGGTAGTTCACTTCCTTTCAACGTAAAAGTTCAGAAATACGGACAGGCAATGGTTGATAAATTGGGCAGAATTACCCTTATTGTTGACCTTTCATACGCAGGTACAGATGGCTATCAAGCAATGAGTGCAGCAACCACTCCTACAATCAGCTTCACATACAGAGTTTACTCTGATTTGGAAGAAGATTCAAGAATGGCTGAAGTAACTTTCCAACTTGACCAAGTTACAGTTTCTGTTGAAACTCGTAAAATGCGTGCACAGTGGACACCTGAATTAGCACAGGACGTATCAGCTTTCCATAACATTGATGCTGAAGCAGAATTAACAGCTTTATTGTCAGAACAAATGGCAGCAGAAATTGACCGTGAAATTCTTCGTGACCTTCGTAGAGGCGCAGCTTGGACAAATCGTTGGGACTATAATGGTATTCGTAGACAGACAACTGCTTACATGGGTACACAGAAGGACTGGAACCAAACTTTGGTAACAAAGATTAACCAGATTTCTGCTCAGATTCACAAAGCAACCCTTCGTGGTGGTGCTTCTTGGATTGTTGTATCTCCTGAAGTAAGTGCAGTATTCGATGACCTTGAATATTTCCATGTAAGTAACGCAAGTCCAGAACAGGACAAATACAACATGGGTATCGAAAAAATCGGTACACTTAGTGGACGTTACATAGTATATCGTGACCCTTATTCACCTGCTAACACAGTGCTTATCGGACATAAAGGAACAAGTATCTTGGAAACAGGTTACATCTACGCTCCTTACGTACCAATGCAGTTAACACCTGTAATGTATAACCCATTTGATTTCACACCAATCCGTGGTGTCATGACTCGTTATGCTAAGAAAATGGTACTTAACCGTTACTATGGTAGAATCTACTGCGATGGTTTAACAACCTTCGGCATCGGTGACTTGAGATAATCTCAAATTCACATACAGAAAAAGGGGTCAATTGACCCCTTTTCTTTTTATATAATATTTATGGTTGTAATACAAATAGGTCATTTTAATGGTGCACCAATATTCCATTCATCAATGGCAACTTTAGGACTTCCATAAACAGAATTGTCAGTAACAGTAGTACTGGGCACTAAATCTCCTTCACTCTGCATTTCAACATTCTTGATGAGACCAAAACTTTTATTTAGGTCTTCATAGACTGCAAGTCTTTTGTTCATTGCTTCATAAACCTTTATCAATAGTGATTGAATTGTTTCCAAATCAATTTCCATTGGGTGACTTTCACTGCTAAAATCAATCCAATGATTTTTGATACTGTATTGACCTTGAAATAAAATCATTTCCCCTTGCGGGTCGAAGGTAACCAAAATTCTTTTTTTTTGCTGTCCTTCAATTCTTATTTGCCATTCCATATATTTAATTTATTAATTATCAAAATAATTTATTGTATTTCATGGCACGTGACAATCTTGCTTCAATATCATCAAATCCCATGCTTTTAATCCATTTTTTTTATGAATCTTTTATGTACTTCTTCAGAATATTTGTCAGAATATTTAACGCCATTTTTGTCAATTCGGTTTTTTGCCCATTCCCAATGTCTGAAAATCAAATCGTCAATTTTATTCATTGCTCCAATTTTTATCATAAATTAATTCTGCCTTTGCCCTTGTAATTGCAACATATTGTAAGTTTATCTCTTGAATTTGTTGCCAACCCTTTACGGTTTTCATTGGCAATAAGTCCGGACGTACTATAAATACTCGGTTAGCTTCTAATCCTTTAGCTTTATGTACTGTACTCAAACAAATTCCCTTAATTTCGTCAGTGAAAATAGTTCGGATTTTATTTTTAAGGTCTTCAATATCATTCGAAAGTTTAGCTAAAAATACCAATGTTAAGACCTTATCTGCAAGTGCAATATATCCTGAGTGTTCTTCAGGATTCAATACACCTTTAGATTTTAAATCAACAGCAAAATTCTGCAATTCTGTTTCCCAATAACTTTTTAATTCACTAAGTGTCGTAATTTTACCGATTAATTCAATAAGGTGTATTCCAATGTCTGAACCCTTAACAATTGCTTTTTTATGCTGAACAAGAAATTCAAAAAATAATTTAACCAAAGGCATTGTTGTTCTACATAAAACAAAGTCACCACTTTCTGCTTCATTGAGCACATCACCTTCCCGGACAATACCATCAGGTGCATTATCTAATGCCTTAATATCGGGTACAAGTTTTTGTGCTTCTATTATAATGTTCTTAGCGCATCTAAATGAATGCGATAGAGGCAGTGTGCGGGTGTTTGGAAATTTCTCGAACCATTCAAATGACTTTTCATCGGCAGCATTAAAACCATAAATGCCCTGAAAGAAATCACCAACGGTTATTAATCTGCCGAGAATTTTTCCGGTTTTTTTGTCACGCTTTAAGATTTTCTCTATAATCTTAATCTGACAACGATTTACGTCTTGAATTTCATCAACAAATACATAATCCTGCGGAAACATCCAAATACTATTATCAATTGCTGGAAGATAAACCATATCAGTAAAGTCAAATGTTTCTCTATTGGTCGACATTTCATCTAAGACTTTCAATACTCTTTTGATGTCCTGTGGCTTTCTTAAATTTGTTATTTCATAACGGTCTGCAATGTACGGAATATATTCTGGCTTGACAGTTAATGTCAACCTACAAAGGTTTGTGAGTTTTTTAATGGAATTCAAATAAAAATCAATTTTTTCTTGTGATTTAAATTCATCGTATAGGTCCCATGTTTTGGACTTTTTAAGTATGATTTTATCTGCTTTGAATTCATCGAAAGTTATCTTATCGCCATACTTTCTTTTAATTGCTGAAGTTCCCAAGCCATAGGTGGTATAGCATCTGACGTGTTCTGGCAACTTAGTTTTGAGTTCTTCTTGAATGTGTTTGTTGAATGCCAGAAAGGTGATTGATTTGTCTTGTGGCAATAATTTAACTGCCTCTACAATTGTAGAAGTCTTGCCACACCCAGCAAATGCATTAATTAATACGTTTTCCGGACGTTTCTTTATAAATAAGAATATTCTTTCTTGCTCTTCAGTTGGTCTAAAACTCATAAATTAATGTTTTTCACAAAAATATTCTTTGCATTTATAGGGTTTATCATCGTGAATACTGCATTTATTGTTTTGAAGATAAGGGCATTGGTCAGTCCAAATATATTCCCCATATACGATTAAACTTTTAAACAATGATTTCTCATAATCGCTTTTTAAGTGTAGAAGCCAATGTTTTTTACAACATTCTCCACAGCTAATACAATTCATTCTTCTTCAATTAATACCCAATGGTCATTTGTTGTTCCACCCTTTAATTCAAATCTACGTGCACCTTCAAGTACGTAAACTTTCAGACCTTCTTTTCTTAAATACAATTTGCCGTTTTGTATAATGCCGTGTTCGGATATTGCATCACGTTCTTCGATTGTGGTAACATAAATATGCCATCTTCCATACACTAAGGTCGCTTCTCCTGCAACTTTCATTTGATGCCAAAGTATTCTTGCCACTTCATCACTCATTTGTCCAAGCATGCGTATAGTTGCATCCATTATATCAATAGTATATTGGTCAAATGGTGGTATTTTCATTCCCGCATGTGTTTTCTGCAGGGTATATCTCGCCATTTCGAGAGCAAAAAATTGATTTTCAGGAATCTGTTCATAGGTTGGCGGTAAATCAATGTAGGGTCTGCCCTTCTCATTTAATTTAATTTCGTACTCAATTTTAAACATAATGGTTGAATTAAAGTATTTATGTAAAACAGAGTACAAATATATGTAATTATGGCATTAATAACAACAGTTGATAGAAATAATTTATTTCTTAAAGTAAAACACGAATTAGGATATCCTTTAAGACCATTTGAACTCACTGATGAAATGATGATTTCATACCTTGAAATGGTTGTTGAAGACTATTCTGCATTGCTTAATACATGGTTGATTGAGCAACAATGGATGATGTTAGAAGGCATGGATACTGAAACTGGTGATTTTCTTTCAGCATTTACGATTAAGTCCAATCATTACATGGAAAGTTTTACCTATGCTTATTCGAGGCAAGTTGGTTTAGGTACTAACGCTCCTGCAGCTCCCGGATGGGAACTAAAACGTGATTTTATTGTAACTTCTGGACATACTCAGCATTATCTCATACCCGCAGGTAGAGAAATTAATGAAGTTCTATGGGAAACACCACCCGAAATTGATGGTGGACTTGCTGACCCGTTTGCAATGAATGCATGGGCACCAGGAATGGTGGGTTGGTCATATTTGGGCAGACCTGCCATGTATGTACAGCCAACATTTTCAACCCTTCTTGCAGCACAAGACAGGCGTATGAAACAAAGAGTACTTCAGTCAATATTGACATATCGTATAACTGGTTTGGCTTCGGGTGAAAAGATTTTACATCTTTATCCTATTCCCGGTGACCGTCATGAAATTGCTGGTTCTTGGGGAATACATTATGGTGGAAGAAAAGTTTGGTATTGGTATTATGATACTCTTGGCACTGATAGAGATAAGTGTTTGGAAGAAAATAACGATGTTATTAAATTACCATCAGACCCACCAACTAAAGTATTAGAATGGTATAAAATGAATGATGTTGCTCGTCAACAAATAAGAAATTTACTTATTGCCAAAGTAAAAATAGTTATTGGTGGAATGCGTGGTTTTTATAGTGGTGAACTTGGTGTAACCGACAAACAACTTACTATGGACTACAGACATTTACTTGATGAGGGTCAGAAATTGAAAGATGAAACAATTGAAGCATTGATGACACAATTGGATTATATGACTCAAGAAAATATGGTTAAAATCCGTGCTGATATTGCTGAGAATGTAAACAAAGAACGTGGATATCAACCGCCAATGTTTCCAATTATAGCAATTTAATATGAAAAAGAAAAAGCAATTATTAGACTTAGAGAATGATAGGTACGGAATGTTTATGACCCAGAATTCTTTTGACTTAGATATATTCTATGGCAGAAATTATCTGATGACAGATAATCCGCAGTTTGTTATACTTCATAGGGTCAATTTAAATCAGACCGAAGTTCATAAACTCTATGGTCAGGCGAAAACTAAAGATAAAAAGTTCTTGTCACCAGTTAGACTCTCAGTTATGGTTGATGTTGAAGACGGTAAGCAAGAATACTATGGTCCAAATCCTGGTGGTGTTACAAGGGATGACACAGGAAACTTGCGTTTTGGTGTTTACTTGGCTGAACTCGAAGAAAAACATACTGAAATTAACCGTGGTGATTTTGTTGAATATAACATGAGTGGCGAAAAACGTAGATTTTATGAGGTCGACAGTGCCAATAATGTTACTGATGAAACAAAAAAGACTATAGGTGGTTTTAAATCTTACTGGAAATTGGTTACAGGAGTTCCTGTGAAAGAGGACGTTATACCTTTTCTTAATGAAACCAAAGGCGAATTTCAGTAAATCACCAAAATTTGAGTATTTATATATAAATAATATTATTTAAAAATTAAACGAAATGGCAATCACATTAACACAAGACACCTACAGATTATGGGCAAGAATAGGCTATGTAGCAGGCGTTACAGACACAGATGCAAACGTATTGGCACAGCTTGCACAGTTGGATGCAGATTCAATTCTTAACGAAAAACCATAATTCTGAATTATAGGTACAGGAATAAGAAAGGGGACTATTTGTCCCCTTTTTTTATTTTAAAATATTTGTTTTTAATTTTCAGTAGTTCTTCTGTGAGTTTTTTGTGCTGTTCTTTAGACTGAACACCCAAGTCATCACCATATTCTGTATATATGTCAATAACAAACGCAATAAACTCTTTTTCTTTATCGGAAATGTGTTGACTTTTCTTAATGTGTAGATATAATCCTCCTGAAAGTAAAAGAACTACTATCGCTAATATTAATATTATAACGTATAATATTGCCATTGGTTGACATTGATTACTTTAATTTCTTTTCTCTGACTAAAGCTATGTGTGCTTCACCAAAAATTTTGGTCCAAGGAATCGGAGTACCATTTTCACGAAAATCCATGAAATAGGTTTCTATTTTCTGAAAAAACCGTTCTTCCTGCGGTTGTCCATTAAATACCAATCCTCTTTCCTTCCAAGTGTCGCCCCAACGCTTCTCGTCTTCAATCAGTTGCTTTGTTACGTCTTGAAACGTATCTTGCAATTCTGCAATCAAATCAACATTTTTCAGTCTTACGTCCATTTATTTATTGTTTTTATTTAATCCCTGTTGAACTCTGAGCGCAATTAAACAATCTTCCAGTGTTTTAAGTTGTAAATTAATTCTTAATACTGGTGAAAGTGCATCATGCATCGTTGCATCATGTGCATAATCATTTAATTTAAGTTTATCGTTAAAATGTTCAAGAGCATCATCACGTTTTTCAGTCATGTACTCAATTGCTGTCATAATATCCAGCTTCAATTCTTCGGGTTGTTTCGTTTGTTCTTCCATTATTCTTTTTTATTATTTTCTTGTTCTAATTTATACATTCTTACAGCTATTGCAGCATCTTTCATCACTTTAATATTCTCGTTCATCACTAATATAGACTCCATTGTAATGAAAATCTTTTCTTTGTCTTCTCGTGTTGCACCGAGTTTTATAAAGTTTGAAAATTCTTCAAGAGTTGTATTACGTTTTTCTTCTGCAAGTGTAATAGCAACCATCAAATCCGAATCCATCGGTACTTCTACCGAGAATTCGAATTTTCCGATTTTCTTGAAGTTTCTTTCGCTCATATTTGTTCTGACACTATTGTTGCAAGTCTTTTATTTCTTGCGTGCTGTATCTTAGTTTTAATAAATTCTCCAAAGCCGATTTTATGTATTGCATCAACTCTTGCACGTTCATCAATATCCTCAATTGCTTTTCTGAACATTTCTTTGTTATCCAAATATCTTTCAATTTCAATCGGGGACATATAGTCTTGCAATATTTCTATGATTTCGTTCTTTTTGACCATTATTTATTTCTTTAATCCTGTAAATAATTCTGCTTTAATTGGTGGATGATAGGTGTAACCCTTTAATTGAAAGTCATCGATTGTCAAAGCAAGTATATCGTCAAGACAGTTTATTTTTTTGGTAATTATTAATTCTGGCAAATCATGTGGTTGTCTTGAAAGTTGTTCTTTAACTGCATCCATGTGATTGACATATAAATGTGTATCTCCACCAATCCAAGTAGCCACACCATCAAGCATGTTACATGCCTTTGCAAACAATTTTAACAGTATCGACATCGAAGCAATATTGAAAGGCACACCAAGGAAAGTATCACATGACCTTTGATACATATTGAGGTCCAAGTAGAATTTTGGAACATTTAGTGTGGGGTGATTATCAAAATCCAATGGTTTGTTAATGTCATAACCATAAAGACTACTATTTGGATTCGTTTCATCAACACCCTCTTGGTTTATAATCCATTCTACCTTTTGTTTATCCAATAACGGTCTTACAATGAATTGATAAAGCAGGTGACATGGTGCAAGAGCACTTAATTTTCTTTGAATTGGATTCCAACCATCTAAAATATGATACCTTGAATATGGGTTTTCTTTTAGTTGTTTTAAGATATTTAAAATTTGGTCTTCTCCAATTCTAAAATCTTTTTTATTTATTAAATACCAATCACCTGCGCTTTTTCTAACACCCCGACAAACCCTATTTAAATTAGTTGGTTCGATACCCAGTTCTTTTGCAGTTCCTTCAATATTTGTTGTTATTATTTCTTTTTTACCGTTTGATATTGTATATTCGAAATTTTTTGTTATTAACCTTGCATTATTTTCAATACTTAACCAAATACAATTTTCTAATGAATAACATTTACCACCTAAAGAATCTTTGTCTAATTGATATCTATGCGAATTATTTAACTTATCGTTATAATTTGGAATTGTTTTTGCTTCAATTTCAAATGTTTTAAAATTTAGCCATTCATTAGAAACATAAACACCCCTACCCCCATACATTGAAAAATTTGGGTCGCTGTAATTATAACATCTACTAATCATATTATACCAAGTATTGAATAGTGGATGTTTTTTCAATCCTTTACGATTATCAATAATCCCAACACCAAATATGTTAGAATTATTTAACTCAAAATTAGGCTTTTTGCCGATATGATAATAATCAACCTTTCCATTATAATTTCTCCAATTATGTCCATAAACTGGACCTAAATCACCATATTTATAATGAAAAACATCTTCGAATTGTTTGTTTTTAACCCTATCAATAAAATCATTCATACTAATATTTTCAATTTTCGGCAATAACCAAAGTCGTTCTTGAAAATATCTATAAGCATCACCATCCCAAATATGAACATTATTATCAACAAGATACTTAATATTTGTATCTCCCCGGAGAAACCACAGGAGTTCGTGCACGATACCTTTCCAATACATCTTCTTTGTTGTAAGAAGCGGAAAACCGTCTCGTAGGTCCATTTCAATTAAGCCATAAGAAATTCCGATGGTATTTGGCATGTTTGCCCTACCGCTTTCTTTCTCAACACCATTATAAATGATGTTCTGCAATAAGTCCAAATACTGTTCCATTATGCCTTCACACCATTTTTCTTCTTCGGATTATTTATTGCCTCAATTTCTTTATTGATGCGTGTGATGTCCGCAGGAGTTAGCGGTATCATCGTGCTTGTTGTTTTTTTGTTGATTTTTTCGGGTTTAGTTCCCCTTAAAAGCTGTGCCTCAAGCATTTTCTTAGCACTTGCCCTTCTTACCTTGATTCCAGTTGTACCCTTCATAATCTTGATAAAGTTTTAAATAAAATAATTTTTAAAAAGCAAAGTGAGGTTTGCCTTCTTTTACGACCCAATAGAGTCTTCTCCAACCCGAAGGAATGTAGTTTGACTTGCCTTCTGAGTCGAATATCCTATGTCCCCCGCTTGCCGAAACATTGAGGTAGAGAGGTTCAACAATTTTTATTGTCATGTCCGAAAACTCGTACACCCGGTACTGTTCATCGGATAAGTCTTTGAATTCCAATTTGGATTCAGGACTTAATCTGAAATCGTCTTGTGTTGCCATATTAATATCTCAATTTTCCTGCGAAAAGATATGTAAACGGATTCGTTAATACATACCATAATCTTTTATACCATGCTTCACCTGATGTAATTACTACTGCCTGCGTTCCTTTATGATATAAGTATACGTTTGGTCCTGTTTCTTCATCCAAAACTTCCTTTGGACTTACTTCTGCTAATTCTAAATGTGTTGCCATTTTATTTGTTGTTTGTGCTTCCGAAACCATTTTCACCTCTGTCGGTTGATGAAAGTTCGGCTTTTTCAATTATTTTTATTTCGGGAAGTGTCATGAAAATTATCTGACAAACCCTATCACCAATCTGATATTTCTTAATTTTTCTCGGTAAAAACCATATATCAATAAGGTCGTGTGTTTTTCCGTACAAAAGTTTGCCCCACCAATTGCGTTTTTCCTCAGTTGTTTCACCATCCCGGAATATGTCATGAATAACCTTTGCAAATCTGCAACGAATTTCACCACGATATTGACTGTCGATGACACCAACACAATTCTTAAGCATTAAATCTACGCCAGTTACCGAACTACGTGGAAATACCAAGCCAACCATGCCCGTAGGTATTTCAACTGCAATGCCCGTACCATATTCGTAGTAATCTTCTGTTTCATTGAACGAAACTGCACTCAAATCATAACCTGCGTCTGTGATGTATTTCTGATAAGGTGCTTGTGCTTCCGGCACTAATTTCTTAAATCCAATAAATTTTACTATTTTTGCCATGTGTTATTATCCTATATATCTATTATTTTTACTTAAATTTTTTGTTGCTTCTAATGGCTGTAAATTTGAAAGTGTCCAAGCATCATTAAATTCTGTTTTTAAATCAAACCAGCTTAACGGTTTAACGTGGTCAATATGCCAATAAGTTCCATAATTTTCCCAAGTCATTTCCGGAGTAAATTTACTTTCAAGATGCACGATTAAATCATTCAATGAAAAATTCACAAATTTTAACCAACTGAATTGTTTCTTATTGTTTTTCAGACATTCCCAAATTGCTTTACTCATATTTTTACTTAATCTATAGTGCGGGTCTTTTCTTCTATTGGATGCATATTCACGTGCTTGTTTTAAATGTTGTTCCCTGTGATTAATCTTCCAATTATTTTTATATTTATTTGATTTTTCTCTATTATTCTCAACCCAAGTTTTACTATTTTTTAATTTTTGGTCTCTATTATTTTTATACCCCCTCTTACTAATTTTTTTTAAAGTATCGGGGTGTCTAACATTACAAATTTTATTTAAACTTCTTTTACAACCATAACAAATTCCGGTATTGACATATCTTTTATCAATGTGTCCATTTTTGCAGGAGATTCCAGTATAATACCATTTTTGTTGTATTCTTCTTGCTTCATTTCTTGTGATTATTTTTAATTCTTCCATGAGTATACTTTAACATAAATACTCGTATACCAGAAAAAATCTCCAATTATCTATAATCGCCACTACCATGTACCGTTTTATTTTTGTGACGCAATTCCAATTTTTCAATATTTAATGTGGCTGCATTTTCTAAGGTAGTACCAAGATTTTGACAAAGCGATGCTAAATACCATAATGTGTCACCAATTTCAAGAATAATTGCATCTTTTGCCTCTTCGGTTATTACACCACCATTGTCTCTGATGATTTTTTTAATTTTTCCCTGTACTTCACCTGCTTCACCAAGACCTAAACCATCGTAAGTAATCCCCAATAATTCAATGATACCTTCCGGAAGGTCGGGATATTCAATTAAAAGTCTTTGTAGAGAAACTCGCATTCCTACAGCACGTGATTGATATTCGTCAAACGATTGGATTTTCATTGTCTTTGTGTGTTTCAGTGAAAACCCTTATTAGTTCGATTGGATTTGTTTCCCCGGTGAGTTCAAAGTTCTCGGTTTCCATGATAAGTTTATCATAGTCATCCTGTATTTTCTGATTCTGTTCAATTAGTTGCTTTGCTTGGTCAATTGCAAATTGTGCTTGTGAGCCACCATCAACTTCAACCATTGTTAGATACCTGTCGCCCAAATCATTTTTAGTTTTAGGCGTGTAATTGTTTTGGTCTGCGTAGAATTTCAATGCTTCCTGCATTAATTGGATAAGATTATCCCTTTCTTCAATACTATTCATCGTCATCTGTAGTCGTTCCGTTATAATCAATCATCTTATTATTTTCGTTGAATTCTTCAACTATGTTCTTTAGGTCGTGCACTTCATTTGGATACAATGTGAATTCCTTACGGGTTGGATATTTCGACCTGTTATTGATATTTTTGTGAAAATATTTACCTTGGGAATCACTTTCTTCGAATGCATCATAGATTTCACGTGAAACATTGCTATATGAATACGTATGTCCTCTGCTAAAAGCAATGTACAGTCTTTGTATTTTGGGAAAATATGTGGTTTTTAGTACGTTGTCCGAATTAAAAACTGCTTCTATATATCCTGTGCTTTTATCTTCATTGAGAATTTCTTTTCGTTCAACTAACATCTTCCGTGATTTAAGTAGGCAAATATAGTTATTAAACAATTAAAGTGCAAGAGTATTTATATGAAAACAGCAATTAAATGTCATTACCGAAGAAAATAAAATATACTATTGACACCAATCCACCTAAACCCGGATGTGAATATCTTAAATATGGCTTTGATAGAATCGAACAATTGATGATTCAAACCGATAAAAAAACCAAATATCTTCCAAGAACAATTTTAATGGAAGACATTGACCAAGTATTGTTCGATTATGTGAATAAAGATGGTATGAAAATTACTATTGATGGCAGGATTGTACCAACATTTTATCTTGATAATGACCGTTGGGGCGAATTTTCGAAGACCTGGAAGTTCATGGATAATGATAAAAACGTACCAACCCCTTATATTACTGTTAGACGTATTGATAAACAGCCAGGTACTCGTCTTGGCACTAAATTTAGAATTCCACAACCACGTAAATTCAGATATTTTACTGTTCCTATCATGGATGCGGGGGAAGAAATTGCATTGCTGTTTAAAATGCCAGAACCCGTTAATGTAGATTTAACATATGAAGCTACGCTTTTTACAAAATACAGGGTAGATGTTAATGAACTTGACCAACAAATTCTTAAAAACTTTGCTTCACGACAGGAATACGTGTGGATTAAAGGTGCACCAATGCCATTAATGTTCGAAGGTTTTGCAGAAGCCAATCCTATTGAAAATATTGATGGCGATAGGTTTTTCGTATCCAAGTACGCTTTGAAAATTCTTGGCTTTATACAGGACGAAAAAGAATTTGAGATTGCAAAAGCAATGAGAAAGCCAAAATTTACTGTTGTTATTGATAAATAATTCCTATATTCGCTGACATGAATGTATTATCAACCTTCGATGGAATGTCGTGTGGGCAAATTGCTTTAAATAAAGCTGGCATTCCATACAATCAATACTTTGCCTCAGAAATTGACAAAGATTGTATTGAAGTAACTCAAAATCAATTTCCTAAAACCCAACAACTCGGAAATATTTGCAAAATAAAAGTAAAATTACTTTCTTTATTGGATGTTCATCAGTATTTATCTGTATATGATATTAATATACAAAGCAAACTTCCCGAATGGGAAATGTTATATTGGCTTGACAAGAAATTCACTATCACAGCGTATTTCGGAGCACAAATACAGAATGACGGACAAAAAAAAGTACGGGAATCTTCCGTTTTACAATGCATTGAGAAAATACGGTTTTCAAAACGTGACTTGGGAGATTTTGTCAAGTCACGAAATATTAGCGGAAGCAGAAGCAATGGAAATAAAGTTGATAGCGGAGACTCCAATGAATTACAATGTAGCGAGTGGGGGTATGGTTACGATATGGAACGAAGAAATTTCTCGAAGAATATCAGAGGGATTGAAGAAAAACAGACCAATTCAGTTAGAAGAAACAAAAAAGAAAATTTCAACAACACTATTGGAGAGATTTTCAGACCCGAAGGAAAGACAATTGATTTCGGAGAGAACTCAGAAAGCAATGTGGCGAGAGGATGTGAGAAAGAATTATTTGGAGAGTCGAAAGAAGATAGATATGGAGGAGAGGTCAAAAAAGAAAATGGCAACGGAGAATTTGAAACGAATAGAAATGTTCAAAATTTTATCGAAGAATTACAAAGATGGAATGAGATTAACCGAACTTCAAAAACTTACGAAGATTTCATACAATTTCATTCGGAGACACAAGTTACTTTGGTTGAATATGAAGGTGGAGTGATATTATTTGATGGTAAATTTGAACTAATTTGTGGCGGCAGTCCTTGCCAAAGTTTCACCAATACAATTTCAACCAATACCGGATTTGATGGTAAGTCCAAGTTATTTTTTGAATATGTGCGTTTGTTGAAAGAATGTAAACCCAAATATTTCTTATTAGAGAATGTCGTAATGAAGAAAGAATGGCAGGATGTAATTACCGATATTCTTGGTATACAGCCAGTACTTATTAATTCTGAGTTGTTCTCTGCACAATCGAGACCAAGACTTTATTGGACTAACATACCAATTGGTAAGTTACCAGAAAGTAACCCGTTGGTACTTGCTGATGTGCTTGAAAAAGAAGTCGATAAAAAATATTATTACAGTGAATCATACATTTATCATGGCGATAGTAAGGTAGTTTGTGCTACACTTGCAATAAATGGTCATGATATTCTTAAAAGAGTTAATTCGCCCCAGCACAAATGCCAAACGCTTACTGCCGTTTGTGGTGGTAATCAACAAAAGAAGGTTTTAGAACCAGGCATAATACGAAGAGTTCGCAAACTTACCCCACTGGAATATGAAAGACTACAGACAGTACCAGACGGATATAGTTCTATTGTTAGCGATGGCAGTCGTTATAAAATGCTTGGTAATGGTTGGACCTGTGATGTCATAGCTTTCATATTAAAGGGTCTCGTAAGTTCCATTTAAATAATTAAATGTATTGCCTGAAGGATAGTCTTGCTGTTCATTATTAAAATTCTGAACGGTATTATTAACCTTGTCGTTATATGCAGGACTATTCCATAATTGATTTGCAATAATCACATTATTGTGACTTGGTGGAGTCAGAATTTTCCATGTCATATTAGCCAAATTTAATTCAGTTTTAAAATACATCTTTTGTGGATTAACATACCCATTAGCATCAACAGTATCATTATCAGAATTATAAAACAGTGCAGTTGTACCACTTTTAGCATTATAAAACGTGAATTTTGTATATCCTGTAACAGTATTAGTTGTTCCCGTTAAATTTGCCTTTATATACCATACAGGAACATACCAATAATATAACTGATTTGATGAACTTCCGTTGATGACATATTCTGAAAAGGGTTCAGTGTATTCGGGTAAACCAACACTCCATTCACCTGAAGTTATTTTTGTTAAATAAGTTGTAAATATTTTGGTTTGTGTATTGATGTCAAACGTATCGTAATAGTCCATAATAAAGAAACTATTTTGCATATTTAATGCGTTTTGTCTTTCTTCATCAACAGTAAAACCTTGATAACTAAAATAATAATGAAATACATTTCCCGCATTAGGTTGGTGAAAATTAAATTCCAGTGTTAGTGGACCTATATTTGGAATGTAATTGAATCTACGTTCTTCTACGTCTATTTCTGGATTGACGATATCGAGACTAACTACTTGTGTTAAATTATCAATTTCCTGTTGATAACCCAAAAAGTCATCACCCGAACCAAGTCCAAAAGAAATATTCATAATTCCAGTAATACCTGTAATTGGTGTATGACCACTGATATTAATTATGGTTGTACCTGTGGGTGTATTAAAGAGTCTTATTGTTTCTTTGATTATAGACATGGTTTTCCAATATTATTTAAAGGACTGTTTGGTGTTTTATTAAGTAGTATGGGTGCACCGAACTGAATTTGACTAAATGCATTCAATGTCAATGGGTCATTGAGATTTGGCGAAACATCGAGAATTATTGATGAAAATAAATATCTTTTTTTATTTACAAAAGGATAATCTACTCCCACACCCGTCAACGGGTCGGTAAGTCCTTGTGGTACAATTTCTCTCCACACATAATTGCCCATTCCGATAGTTCCACCTGTCAATAACGTTGCATAGTAAGGTATTGATATTTGTTGTGCGTATGACGTACTTCCACTATTTGCCGTACTTAGATTATCGTAAAAATATCTAAGAGGAAATGAAATAAATGGATTGTATTTCCATTGAAGTGTACTTGCACTATACGGAGTATTAATATAATATGTTTGTGGCATTAACTGAAATTGAAGAAATTCTGATTTTGAATATTCGACTAAATCACCGTAGATTCTATCACCAATATTTAATGTTGTGGGAATGAATGGTACTTTTGTTACGGCATTATTAACTCCCCAAGAAGTTCGGAGCATTGTTTCTGGTTGACTATTGCCATTTGTTCCTGGTATATATTGTGCATATAAAAATAATTCCATTAAAGGAAAGTCAAAATTATCGACATATGGTGCAACATTGAAATCCACATTGAAATTAAATGCGTATGTCTGTTCGCCATAAACATTGTTAGAAAAACCCGCATTAAATAATTCAAAATTTTTAGGTGTCGCAATTACATCAAAATATCTTACATAATCAATAGTACTGGTTCCACTTGTTGGTGTATATCCTGTTCCTGCTTTGAGAAGATAAAAATTAAACGAATTGAAAATGTTTTTACTGCCAGTATTTTGTGGTAAAAAGAAATCCGATAATACCTTATAGTTTGATTTAAGTCCGTTCAGAAGTGACATATATTCCATTCTGCCATATATACGATAAATCTCATTTGCATTTCTTTCGGCATCGAAAAGTTCAGTTGCGCTAAGAGGATTACTTATGTCATACTCAAGAATCTGACCTACTTTATTCACTAATTCCAATTTTTGCCAATTATCGGCATTAACGCTGTTGACATTGGTAGCACTACCGAGTAATATTTTTGTATTTTCACTCATATTATATAAATACATTAAAAATATTTATGGTTTTTTGTAACATTTTTGGCTTCGCTTACGTATAACTACTATTGTTTAACTTAAAAACTATAAAAAGATGAAAAAAGTAATTTATTTCTTAATGTTAATGTCAGCAATGACAATCTTGAACATCGGTTGTGAAAAACCTACCGATGACAACCCCATAACCACGACAACAATTACTGTTGCTGATTTGGCAGGTACGTGGAATTTTACTTCTTTGGAGACTTTTGACCAAACAGGCACTGTTTTAATAAAGAAGTATGTTCTTCCTACTGACCTTATTGCACTTACTAATGAGTTTAATTATGGTGCACTAAAACTTACCTTTGGTTTACCTAATACGATTAAGATTTATGACCTGTGTTCAAACGACCCAACTGGTTATGCTGATGGTACTTTCAGTATTAATATAAATCAAATTACCTGTAGTGGACCGATGCAGTTTGGAACTATTCTTTTTAAAATAAAAGAACTTAATTCCGGCAAAACAATTCTTAAATTACAAATGTTAAGTTCAAGTGTCGTTGTTGGCACGCCATCCTCAAGTGCTGTTTATACATTCAGCAAATAAATAAAACAAAAAACCCCATCAAATCGGTGGGGTTTTTTGTTTTATATAATTCCCAAGCATGTGATAAATGCAACACAATCAGAAATATCAATTCCTTTAAAGAAATATGTTTTAGGGTCTTGTGTACCACAACAAGCACTACCATTACATCTACCACCACAGAATGGTGCAGGTCCACTCCAACCCGCTGGAGTATATGTTCCATTACGATAAGTGCCATGTAATGGATAACCACCACTAATTGTTGTAATGGTTTTACCATCATCTGAAGTTTTAAATCCCTTTGCTGGAACTTCATTCATTTTTGCCACATCTTGTTTTGTCATAGGAACAAAGTCGGTCCAATTTAAGTCTGAACGTGCAAAACTACAAGTATCTGTATATTTTCCTGCAATTAATTGATTATTTGCTTCCATATAATATGCATCATTTTTTCTTGCGAAAGTAAATTGAGAATTTGACATCCAGCAATATATGTAATTATAATTATTATAAACCCATCCTGTTTGTGGTAAATATACTGATAGATTCATCCAGTTAGCACCAAAATTTTCCACACAGGTTAAACCCATACAATTATCACAACCCGTTATAATAGAATTACTTGGAAATCCAATACTTGTGTTTCCAGTAGCACCATAATCGTTTGTTTGAATTATACCTGCATTTACGTCCCAATATGAACAACATGCTACATTTATACTGTCGCCATTTATAAATCCAGTACCGCCAGGAAGCAAACAACATGCACTATCACAATATCTATTGGCAACAATTCCATGAAATCTGCTTACACTATAAAGTCCACCACCAGTAAAACTATAATGTTCTTGCCTCCATGCGACATTATCACATTCAGCATTTACACAAATATTTGGATTTTTTAATGTTTTTCCGGCATCTGCATATTGTGGAAATTTAAGTTTTTGCCTTATGGGTTTCATTTCTACCCGATTACCATGTGATTCCCAATCTAATGGATATAATTCGTCTGAAATTTCAAGTGTCATAAACCCTGCAAATCTTGTAAATATACCATCGGGTGAATTTTCTGAAATCACAACTTCATTTCCAAAGTCATCAGTAAGTACTTTTCTTCTATTACAACTAACAATTACAGCAAAATCACCGCCTCTTTTATATACAGAATATTGTGTTGGGTCTAATAATAACATTTGGTCCACAAAATTGCCTGTAGCAATTTGAGCATCTGTAATATTTTCAGGATAATAATATATTTTTTCTGTAACCGTTCCTGCTCTTTTAACGCTTACACCGATATTTGTTCTAACGTCATTGCCATTATCAACACCCATTTGATATAATAGACATACCCTTTTATAGTCATCAGTTGTACCACGTCCCCACATTGATTTATATGCATCAGTGAATACACTACCAAATATAACAAAGGTATTGTTAAGCGTTGCACGAATTCTAAAATCCTGTCGAGTTATACCAATTATAAAGTTTTGATTATCACCCCAAAAAGGTATAATTTCAACACTAATTTCTTGGGTTTCAATGTTTGGCAAGTCAGTTAGGTCGTCCGAAGGTTTTATTTGAGTATTATTATTCATGAAAAGGTTTGGCGAATACCCTAAGTTTACTACCATAGCGGCAGGTGTCATTGAATATTTACCAATATCGGTAATATCTACACTCATATGAACTGTCTGTACACCAATAGGTACACCAAATATCATATAATCGCCTGCGGAGTTTGTTAGTGCAGTATATTTATAATATTTTTTGTACACATCTAAGAAATCTTGATTCGTTACGATTTCTGGTTTGATGGGAAAACTGCCAAATGGTTGCTTTGGTTTAAAAATACCTTCGCTTTGAACATACTGTGAAACTCTTGGAAGCAAATTATAGCGTTTTCCCTCTGCATTCTTATCTCTGGGGGTCTTATAGGGATAGATGCTTGCAATATCACCGTCCTGTGCATCGGTGTCTGTAAGGGGTATAAAAATGCTAATTTTGGCATTTGGGACACCAATACCGCCATTTGCTACAACCCTGCCAACCAATACTCCATAATCAGAATTAAAGTCTTGGTATACGTCTTGCGTAAAGATACTAAGTGTCATGAATTCCAGAGTATCGACATCTTGTTCAAGTTGAACTTGAATGTATTTATCGGTTTGAGTATTTCCTGTGTTTAAATAAATGCGTTGTGATTTGTTCATAATTTGCCAAAATGTATTTTACATAAATACTATTACGATGTTTTCTGAAAAATCTTTAAAAAAAAGTGAAAAAAAATTGCATGAATTTTTCTGAAATTTCATGCAAAAAAATTCGAAAATCGGAAAATCTAAGACAAAAAATTTGAAATTTGTTCAAATCCATGTTTATGAGCACTAATACCCCTGTGATATTAATCTCTGTAAATTACCTTTTCAATATTTTTTTAGTATTTATTTGAAAACGAGAAAACGTTTAATTACAGAAATAATAATAGAAAACATTAATAACTATAAACATGGCAGAATTCGTATTTACCTCTCCGGGGTATAAATTTAGAGAACGTGATTTGACTTTCGTAACACGTAATGTGGGTATAACAACATTAGGTATTGCTGGTGAAACTTTGAAGGGTCCAGCTTTTGAACCCGTTTTTATTCAAGACCAAACCGAATTTATGAATAGATTTGGTGCACAGAGCACACAAAAATTTCCGGATAACGGACAACTCCAATACCAATTACCTTATGCGGCAAATGCATATTTAAATGAATCCAATCAAATGTTTGTAACACGTGTATTGGGTCTCAGTGGATATGATGCAGGCAA